GCTCGCAATTCCGCCGTCTCGACCGAGCGTGCGCGGCGGGCTGCAGCCTCGGCCTCCTCACGCAGCCGCTGCGCTTCCAATTGCTGCTTGCGGGCAGCGGCGGCCTCGGCCTCGCGGCGGGCACGCTCTTCTGCTAATTGTTTTTGTTTGAATCCATCGAGCCGTACGCGGAGCTGCTCGCGTCTGGCGGTCAGCGGCTCGATCAGACCCTTGGTGAACCATGCGAAAACGGCATCTCCGGCGCGCAGATGCGGCTCTTTTTCAGCCACGCGATGCGCCGTGGTCCGTCCTATAAGATCGTGCAGCTTTTTGATCGCGCTCGCCACTTGCTCCACGTCTTTGCTGCTCTCGATGATCGAAGGCAGCGCCTCGGTATCGTCCAGCGCCGCCTGGGCGTTGGTCTTCAGCTCGGCGTAATCAAGCTCGAGCCGCTCCGGAATGGTTTCGGCATACGATGCAATGTTGTGACCCATGCTCATTATTATTTGCTCCTCATCGGTGACTGCGTTTAGGCCAACTTGGCCAGAAAGGCAAGACTAAAATTGGCGCCATCTTGAAATTTCTTGCCAGATGGTGCCTATTGTCTAGCCGTATTCAAAAGGAGAATTTTGCATGGCAAGACCATCAGAAGCATTCAACGAAGCCCCGAAGCGCCGCGGCCGGCCGCCGCTGATTCGAACCGCCTTTGAACCACCCAAGCGCCGGGGCAGGCCGCCAAAGATTGAACCCGCCATCGAAGCACCGAAGCGCCGCGGGCGCCCCCCGCTGGCACGTGCCGATATCGAAGCGACACCCAAGCGCCGGGGTCGGCCGCCACGTGTCGGCATTGAAGCCGAACCGCCGAAGCGCCGGGGCAGGCCGCCGCTCGCCAAGGAACTGGCGCCCAAGCGGCGTGGCAGGCCACCTGCGCCACGTGTCGACAAGGACGACAAGTCGGTCGACATGGCTTTCCCGCTGATCGGCAGGAACGATCTCCGCAGGCTCCTCGAAGAGGCCGCGATCCTCGGCAATCGGGCATCCAGCGCCAACGGATCGAGAAACGAACTGGTTGGTGAATACGTCAAGAACAAGCACCTTCACGCCGGGGCATTCCGCATCATTTCGCGCTGGGCGAAGCTGGGCGAGGACGATCCGCAAAAGCTGTGGCTGGAACTTGCGCACCTTGATGACATGAGATCGAAGGCCGGAATCGACAGGATAGCCAAGGCGCAGGGCCAGTTGCTGCCGGCGATCGCCGACGAGGCTGAAGACGCTAAAGAGGCCGCCGAGGCTAAAGAGGCCGACGCTGAAACAGGGGCAGAGCAGAAAGACGACAAGGCGAGGAATTATCCTCGCGAGGTCGAGGAACGCGCCGGGGATGCCGCATGATAGGGGGAGTGGAGGGCGGCAGAATGAAATCAAAACGACAATACGATCCACTTGATCTATGGCCAGCGCGCCCGACGGCAACCGCCCTCAACCTACCGACAAATATGACGCGAGCACAATTGGAAGCGATCGCCCGCAAGCTCGCAATACTTCATACGCTCACAAGATCAGGAAGAAAGCGCAAGCGGATAAAGCGTCCGAGCGGAGGGCAGAAATGAAATTAATACCGCATAAGAAGAATTTCGGACTCCATGTTCCTGGCCAACTCACGAAAGTTGGCTGGAGCATTCCTAAGAACATTTCACAAGATGAATGGCTCGCCTGCGGTGCAGCCTTATGTCAAATCGAGACCGGCGTGCAATGGTGGATCGGTGACTGGTGGATTATCGGCGAGAATCGACAATGGGGCGAGGGCGAGGAGACAGCCGAAAAATTCGGTTGGAATTATGACACGGTTCGAACCTATGGCTCGGTCGCTCGCGCCTTCCAATTGTCGATTCGAATCGACAATTTGACGTTTCGCCACCACCGACTAGCTATGGCTGAATCTGATCAACGCAAGCGGTTGGTATGGTTGCGCCGCGCCGAGAAGGAAGGCTGGTCAACCAACCAACTAAAGGCGGCAATCGCTCGCCAAGCCGCTCTCGACAAGACCGCGCAAATCGACTTCGACGCCAAGGCGATCGGCAAGTTTGCCGTAATCTATGCCGATCCGCCCTGGCGATACGAACACCCACCGATGGGCGGATCAAACCGCTCGATCGAGAATCAATACCCGACCATGGTGCTAGAAGAGATCATGGCGTTGCCAGTCTCCGACATCATACACGACGATGCAGTGCTGTTCCTGTGGGCGACCAGCCCGAAGCTCTATGAGTGTATGCGGGTGCTCGATGCCTGGGGCATGGAGCACCGCACTACAATGGTCTGGGTCAAAGGTGATATTGGCATGGGCTATCACGTGCGCGAGCGGCACGAGATACTTCTGATCGCCAAGCATGGCGAGCTGCCACCGCCGGTACCAGATGCGCGCCCGGATTCCGTTGTCGAGGCGCCGCGGTTGGAACACAGCGCCAAGCCGCCGATCTTTTATGATCTCATAGATCAAATGTATCCCGACATTCGCAAGATCGAATTGTTCGGTCGCAACTGCGCCGGCCGGCCACTCTGGACGTTCTGGGGCAATCAAGCAGTGGCGCCGTTGCAGGAAGCGGCAGAATGAATGACGACGACAAAGACAAAGATCGCATCAGCCGCGGACGCGTTCCAGATTTTGACATTGACCGAGCGAATGGCGCGCAAGCCGAGTTATGGGTGCTAGACATCTGTAAGACAATGTCGAAAGGAAAGGGAGAGATTGAAGTCAAAGCGCCAAAGCCATTTCTCCGTCGCGGCAGCCCTTACATTGAATATTCCTGCAAGCATAAGGATGGACAATGGCATCCATCCGGGATCGCAACATCAAAGGCAAAATTGTGGGCGATCAAGTTCGGCTCGCTGCCGGGCATGCTCGTGATTGAGACCGCTTGGCTGAAACGAGCAGCGCGATTGGCCTACGAAAAGAAACAATTCCTCGAAGAATCCGACGGCGACAATCCCACCAAGGGTGTGTACGTCACATTCAAGAATTTATGGGACGCGAAAGAACACGAGCCATGACGAACACTGACCGCGATCCTGATTTTCCCAATCTTCCGCACATCCCGGACGACATCCGCTGTTTTTGGAGTGAGAACGAAAAGTTCACACGCCATTGCCAGGAGATCGAGGAGAACGCATTGCTATTCAATCAGCGGCTTCGTGACGGCATGCCCCCTGTAGATGCGGCCAAGTTACCGATCCCATGGATGAACCGCCATAGCTTCAGTGAGCTATTGAAGATGCAGGCGGCGGCACGAGCAAAACTGCGCAAACAAACAGAGCAAAATAAATGAAGTGGATCGCCAAGCTCTACTACATGATGCGCGCCAACGGCCGCAAGATCATTCCGGCGCACCGCAAATACCACGAGCGCATCGCCGTCAATTCGATGGACAAGGAACAGGCCGAATCCTATGTCACACGCGCGCGTATGCGGTCCAGACTGTTGATGGCGCAGCGGGAGGCCGAGATCGAGGCCGGCGTCGAGCATCATTCGCCGGCGATGGCGATGGACGTAGCGCGAGAACGTGTGAACCAGCCATGAGACGAGATCGGAAAGACGACGACCACGACGAGGCTTCACCCGAGCACGTGCTGCGCACCGATCATGCCGTTCTCGAACGAACGACCGAAAAATTCTTGCTGCTGTTGCGGCGGGAATGGAGGCGGGCGCAGAAGGAAAAGGAGATCGCGGCGCAATGATCGACCTGTGGGCGGATCATGCCAACGTGCGCGCCGTCAACGTGATGATGCTGCTTGCCAAGATGCGGCTTGAAGCTGGGAGATCGCCGGCGCCCTGGTATCGGGCCGCCGGGCAACACCTCGCGCGCCTGCGCCGCGGGCGGGGCAAGAGCAAATGGGCACAACTTGTGCGCGACGAATGCGGGATCGGCACCAGTCGCGCTTTCGAACTGATCGCGCTCGGGCGAGGCAAGGCTCTCGCGGAGGCCCGCGCGGAGAATTCCGGTAGAGTTAAAAAGTCACGCAGCTGCAAAGCGTTACCTGGTCCAAGGGGCCCCAGGAAGACGGCAAATCGCCGCTCTGGCACAGATTCCAAGCATTGATTATATTGACGTTTTCCTGTCGCGGACGGGGCTCGAAGGTGGCCAACGACGAGGTCCAGCTCGCTTTGATCGCCGAGGCCGCGCCGCTCCGGGTGGCCGCCAAGCCATTCGTCGTCTTCGAGATTGCCGGCGAGCCGAAGGCCTGGGGCCGGCCGGGCGCAACCATTCGTTGGGCTAGTGGTCGACCGTTCATCCACTGGTATGTATCGGCGCCAGAGGCCGCCTACAGGACCGCAGTAGCTTGGTGCGCCAAGAGTGCCATGAAGGGCCGAAAGCCCACCAGCGAGCCCGTGGCGCTGCTGGCGCATGCCTTCGTTGGCATTCCTCCAAGCTGGCATTGGCTCACCAAGCAAAAAGCGCGTTCTGGCGCGCTGTTGCCGACCGGAAAACCAGACCACGACAATTTTCTGAAACTTCTCTGCGATGCCTTGCGCGGAATTGTTTGGCTCGATGATGCCGCCGTCGTCGATGGCCGATGCATTAAACGATTCAGCGATCGACCAGCACTTAGATGCGAGGTCAGAGAATTCACTTCGTCGCTAAAATGAAAACGGGCCGCGTTTGGATCGCGACCCGCTTCATTCATTACTGCCTTGCGTTGCCCAGCCTTTCCGGACCGGACCACGCCAAGCCTCACCCGATCACATCTCGCCACAACCGGACAGACCGCGCCTGCCGAACCAAGCCTAGCCACGCCATGTCGCATCCCGCCCCACTACGCCATGTCGCACCCCGCCACGCCTGCCAAGCCTGATCAAGCCTGTTCGAATCGAGTCGAGACATGCCATATCCCCGCCGCGCCTGCCTTCCATGCCAAATTTAACGCTGCCGAACGGACCTCGCCATATCGCGCCTGCCTTCCATGCCGCGCCCAATTCGACCCAACCACACCGGAACCTGTCGCACCCGACCATGTTTAGCCGAGCCGCGCCTGCCTGACCCAGCCTCTGCTCGCCGAACCCGGTCTAGGCTAGTGTTGCCACGCCTGCCATACCGACCGGAACTTATCTTGTCGCGCCCAGCCAATCCCCGTCCCGTCTCGCCATGCCTGCCACGCCATGCCTTGCCTCACCCGACCGCACCGGGCCGTACCCTGTCCCACCGAACCATGCCGCACCGAACCATGCCGCGCCTTGCCGGACCCAACCGCGCCTGCCTCGCCACGCCCCGCCTGACCGTATTCAGCCCAGACGAACCTTACCCGACCCGACCACGCGCGCCGCGCCTGCCTCGCCCTACCTTGCCTCGTTACACCCAACCTTGCCAAACCCAATCCCACCTCGCCATTCCTGCCACGCTTGCCGGGCCTATCCTCGACCGACCTAGCCTTGTATCGCCAAGCTATATCAAGCCCCGCCTGCCAGACCTCGCCATGCCACGCCGGACCTTGTCTTACCTAGTTCCACCCCACCTCGCCTCGCCACGATGCGACGCGCCATACCGCTCCTGCCATGCATGTCCATGCCTCGCCTCACGGCGCCCAGCCGGACCTCACCTCATCGGGACTTGCCCCGCCTGCCTTCCTTGCCTTGCCATGCCTTATTGCACCCGGCCCAGACACGCCCCATCTCGACTTACCGATCCTGCCATGCCCAGCCCAGCCTCACCTTTCCAGACCATGCCGTGCCACGCCCCACCTTGACTATCCGTGCAAGACCAAGCCCCGCCTGCCATAGATCACCGCGCCCGCGATTGCGCCGAGCGTTGCGCTGCCAATCCGCACCGTGCCTGCCGAGCTTTTTCCGCTTCATAGATGCGGTGGCCCACGCGAGGAGCGCCTCGCGCCGCGGAATTTATGCAGCGAGTCGTTGCTCCAAATCGATCAGTTCTTGAAGCATCCGCTGCAATAAACCAGACAAACCTGGATGTCTCGAATCGAGCATATGCGTAACATCACGCGCGCGTTCGATCGAACTCTTACAACGCATAACTTCAGCCAGCACAATGCGTTCAGCCGCGCTGCGATTGATTGATGTGGCTGTGATCGGAACATGGCCGGCTTCGTTGTCGCGACGATCCGGATTTGAGACGTAATACGGCGAAACTATTCGCATCGATTCGTGAACGACTGTAACTGTTATGAATCGAATTAGTTCACCAGCCCGATCGAGCCGTTGCTTGTGCGCCGCCTTTCGGTCATCCCAAATAAATTCTGAATGCAATACATGCCGCGCTGGACGAGCAGCGCGGACGATGTCCTCTCGCTTCAGCACGCCGCCGTTCGCCTCGCGGATTTGCTCCAGCGCGTCGCGGATTTGATCATCTCTGCGCGATGCCATTATTCAATCCCCACATATTCTGCCTCGCCCTTGCCATCAAGCTTTTCAAGAATCACTGGGCCTTTCGGCATCGGCCGACGCTTGCCTTTGCGGTCCACCAGTTCATGATCCTCGGCATCGATAAGCTGGCCAAGCATCTCGCGCCGCGCGACTTCTTCGGAAAACCAAGTCAGTAGTTCTTCGGTGTTTTCATCGAAAAATCCAGGTGATTTGAACGCCTTGTCCTGCGCCGTGCGCGCTTGGGTCTTGACGATGCGCTTGAAATCAGCATTATTGGATTCGACGACATCGTAAGCGCCGAATGGTCCGCCTTTCTGGCCACGCCAATCGCCGATGCCGACGATCTTGCCGGCGGCGCCAAAGAGATTCACGACGGTTCGCTCTGTCAGGATGCCTCGGATGTAGCGAAAGGTGATCGTGCCGCACCACTCCGGAAAGATCGGCCGTGTGCGAACGTCCGGCGTGCGATTCTGGTCAGAATTGCGCACCATTGCGCAATAAATTTCTGGCGTGCCATATAGGTTTACCTGCAATTCTACGATCTTGGTGAGCCGCTCGATTTTGGCTTTTGCCGTTCCTGGAATGTCGAGCGCGACCGCCGACAATGCGCCGTGAAATGCGCCGGACGGAACGTGAATGAGCGTCTTCTCTTTCAGATCGCGGTTGACATAAAGCGCGCCTCTGAACTCAGCAGGCGGATCGTGCTTGAGGCTCTGTTCCAGCCCAGCCCGGTTCTGCCTGATGCTTGGGAACAGCAATTCCCGCCAAGCCTTTGCGGCAAATCTATTCATGATCATCGGAGACGTGCCGAGGAAGTTCATCGTCACTTCGTCGATCTTGATCTCCTGGATTTCGAGCTGCGCCTCTTCTTTTTTCCTCTTCGGTGCCATTTGGTGTTGTCCTTGCTAGACATCGGCCGATTTAGCCGCGCGGCCACTATTGCCAAATAATCCAGCGTTTGACAAGCCACAAAAAAAAAGGCCCGCAGCCGGCGCAAGGATAAACCGGCTACGAGCCCTGTGGGCCAAATCCGCGACGGGATCGTGCGGCTTGGCGGCACCTAAAGTGTTAATACCTTCCAGGTCGGCCTGACCGCGCCTGTCCTAGCCTCACGCGCCCCGCCGCACCGAGACTTACCCAGCGTGCCTCGCCTGCCAAGCCATGCCGAACCGGACTGTACCCAGCAACACCTGACCACAACATATCACGCCGTGACGAACCCCGCCTGCCTCGCCGCGCCGAACCGATCTGTACCTTGTCCTGACGTGCCCAGACGTGCCCGGACATACCAAGCCTGCCCTACAATTCCGAGCAAATGGACGTGCCGCGCCGTGCCTACCGACCGTTTACCGCTTCATAGCTGCGGGCGGCCGCGCGAGAAACGTCCCGCGCCACAGCGTGTGTCATACGCCGGAATTTCTTGAATCGTCAAGCAGCGCATTGACGCGCTCTGACGCTTGCACAGTATCGTCGAACTGTTCAACCCCCCATTTGCCAGCGCCGATCAGTTTCACAACATAACTGCCGTGCGTAATTTCGATATCTTTTTCTGGCAGCACCAACCAAACACGATCGTGAATTCTAATATGAACCAACAAAATTTCATCGGCAGATCGCACATGCAAGCCACGCAACGACATCGCCTTTAATTGTTGATAATATGGCGCATCTTTCCACACATCAGGATAATCAGGATCAACCGTGCACGTCACACATTGGACTCCATTGAAAACACCAAGACTTAAAATCATGTGACTCAATAATGGAAACCATTCATGGCCGACTTTCGGGCTCATCAGCCAGCCACATGCATAGGTGCGACATATCTGCGGACGCGCTTCGTAAATTCCGCAGCCACCGCAGCCAGGCCGACAGTGCTCGCACCAAACGCCTGCCGGCTTGGATAATTCGGCAACAAATAATAATCGGCAGCATTCGGAACACTTGCCGCAGGATCGTCCTGGCGCGATTGGCGGGCCACCGTGCATCACGTTGTCCATATTCCAAACCCGACCGGCGCGGGATAAATAAACGGCGTGCCGGATACGGTGCCGCCGAAATTGCCGACCATCTGATCGTTGATCGCGCCGCTGGCGCCGCCGAAGCAGACCGCAGGCGCCATCGGCGACGACGCCTGGATGACCACACCGCCGATGCCAGTGTTCGGATTCTCGGAACCGAGAACAAGCCCGTTCCAATTGCCGCCGTTCTTACGCAGCCACGCTTTGCGCGCGCCGAGATCGATCGCAAAGCTGATCACATCGCCAGATGTGCACGCGCCGAGCGTCTTGCCGCTATTAGCGCTGTTGGAAAATATATTTCCTGTCGACCTGTAGAGCGCCGTGCATTGAATGCCGCCGACCATATTGTTGAAAGAGCCGGTCGACGAAAGTAGTCCTGGACAATCGGATGCGCCATGCGTCACGGCCATCGTGACTTCGAAATAATACTTGCCTGCCGTTTTCTGCGTTGTGCTGATAGCACCGCCATTGGCGACTGTGCTGGTGCGGGTCACCGATAATTTGCTGGCCGACAGCGAGACCGCAGCCGCCGTGCCGTCGAATGATGCTGGCTGACCACTGACGACGACTGGTATGTAAAATGCTTCCTGGTCGAACATGACATCGATATCGATTATTTGATTGCCGCCGAACAACGACAGAAGATAGATGGCGTCAGTGTCTGTTGCTAAGCCGGCGAACAATGTCGCGATAACATCGCTTCGTGCAGCATAGATCGCGTCGCTATCAGTCACCAACGAGACGCCGAGCACTGTCGCGCTCGTGCGCGCTGGTGGATAAAACACATCCAGATCATTGACGAAAGGCGCAAACAGGAAATTTCGAAACACGATCGGCGCGAACACCGAGTCCGATTCCGTGTGCCGGCCTGGCAGCACAGTCAATGGCGTGCTCAATTCCGGCGCAAACACCATTTCGAAATCTCCGAACAGGCTTGGTCGCACCGATCCAGGGAGCCCGACGACCGCCGAGAATATCGCGTCATCACTATTATATATGTTTGGCCATACGCTGCCAGGTGCCACCACTGGCGCGATGGAAGGCAACGACAGAACGTCACCGTCGAAATAGATCATCGGCGTGACGACCTGATCGCCTTTCAGGATTGGCGCAAACACGAAATCGTCGGTGATCAGGAATCCAATATTCATAGCTTGTGGAATTATGGCGGCAAAAATAGAATCTAATTCGGATACAAATGGCGACGACAACAATTGAGTGACGGCATAATCGAACGCAATGAACGGACCCATAATACCGTCGGCGTCATCGTAATAACGCGTTGGACCAATCACACCGCGAGGCGTGAGCGTTCCGATCTGCGCAATGATGCCTGAGATCATAATTTTGGATCAGGAATATAGCGCTTGATCGCCGCTACCTGGCCTAAATTCGCATAGTTTCCGGCAGACCCGCTAATCCACTTGCCAGACCCATGCAACATCATGTCTGGTTCTCTTCCGAAGAACGCGATGGAGCCTTCCGTGTCATCCTCATCTGACTTCTCTTTTTTCGGTGGCACAGGCTTGCCGTCTTTGACGAAAACGTTGCGAATAGACTCGTCACTCGTGTCTGCCGCAATACCGGCGAACATCTGAAATTCCGCCATTTCAACTTCATGAATATGATCGACCCAGCGTGACGAAGCTGGGAATCCCATAAGACCTCCCAGCAAGATCGGCAATGTGCCAGAGTCGTATGTTGGCTCCGATGTGCCGATACGTGTCACCGTCTCAGTTTCTCTCTGGACTGGATCGTATGCAACAACGGTGATGCCATCGAATCCAGAAATCGTATCTGCTACATGCCGGCCGGCAGGCGAAATAATCCAATTATCGTCCACACCCTCCTTTATGTTGTAACACGACAACTGGCGCCCATTCTTGTTCGCATTATCAAACGCAATCCACATCTTCGGCGCGCTTACGACAACCGGTTTCGGTGTGAGAACCGATTCCTCTGTTTGCAGTCCGTGGGTTATACATGGCTTTGTCGTGTCGAATGACAACAATAGATGATGCCAACGATCCGCCGCCACCGTGATGCCGCTTCCGGCAACATATGGCTGGTCAACATCGGCAAGCAACGGGTGACTGCGTAAACATTCTGTTTGAGGATATACATAATCTTGATTGATATCCTCGTATGTAAACGTTTGATTCCAGGTGCGAGCCGGCGGCGGAAATGTTGGTGGGAAAAAAAAGTATGCTTGTCGGTCATCTACGTCATGGCCGACCAACTCTGGAACGCCAGTGATGGATGCATGTGTTCCAAATTCAAGATTAATTGCCAGCCGGACTTGGTCCGACCTACACCAGACGCCGATATATGATGGTTCCGTGTTCCATGTGGAATCTGGTGCTATAGGCGCCTCATCTTCTATTTGAATTGTATCCTGGCGTGTACTCACCCACACGTAGGGGCTGTCTGGCAATGCTCCTACCTGAACAGCAACGTAGTTGGTATAGACCCAGCTGCCGAAATTTTTTAATTCGGTCCTAATAGTGCTTGATGTTCCAACCTTCCCAAATGTCACTAGCGGAATAATCCCAGCCATTTGCGGCGTCTGGCCGTCATGATCCCAAGAAGCGATGGCCGCATCGTATTCTTTCGCCGCATCGTCGATCGATTTTTGGGGGATACGGAACCACAGCGAAATTATCGCTCTGTGGACGCTCCATGACATCACCGTACCGCTAAGGTAGCTCATGCCGCTTCTTTCTTCGGCGGAGGGTCGGGCGCATCGTTTGCTTTATCGCCAAATATGACGGCAAGGCCACCCCAAGACACATTCACTATCCATTGCAATGGATCAATTCTAACTGGTTCCTTTTTCCCACATTTCTGTTTTTTTGCATCTCCATTTGCCGGCGTTTTAGGAATTAAATCGCTGTTGCAGATCGCAATGTGATGGTTTGTCGTCTGCCCGATCACAGGCGACGAATCGTCTGCGCCATACCCATGTTTCCCTGTGCCGGTTTCCTTGGATTGCTTGATCACCTCGAAACAAACATACTGGTCTGGATTGCTGTCTTTTGATTTCTCGATTGCCTTTTTATATATGTCAGGGTCTCTCGGAGGTTTCCCGCCAAACCCGCCATCAAGAAATTCATCAGCAATGTTGCGGTTCGTGATCCTCTTTACAGTTACATTGCGTGTGGTCGGGCCCTTGCAATTTGCAAAGCTACGCTGCACGTCAGTCGCCTTGTATTCATCCCACACAGCTATCTCAACATGTTGATCTTCATCTTCCGGGTTCTTAACACGTAGATAATTAGATTTTCTCTTTGGCTTACAGGCAAAGTGCCGAATTGTCCTTTGCCCTCCATCTCCGTCTTCAACCAATTCATCCAATATTTCAAGATCAAGCCAGCAATCATCATTCTCGTTTTTTCCATAGGTGCGCTCAACATGCGTCTTGCGTTTTTGGTCAGCCATATTTCCCTCATGCCCCTGCCAACAAACCAAAAAGCCTCCATTCATTGACGGCTGTTTTCTTCACCGTCGCAGTAGCATACTGTCCGAGAAGCTGATTGGAAAAGCTTGCATGCTTGAGAATCACGACTCCAGAATCACCGGCAATCATTACCATTCCCGTACCGTCCTGGTGAATGTTCAGCTCTGAGCCAATCGGAAAGTTCTGTGTTGAATCGTTCGGCACGACGATAGATACATCTGTAGCGCCATTCGTCAATACCATGAACGCGCCTGCATTTGCGACTACCGGAGACCACGAGGACGAACGCATCACCACTAATGGCTTTGCGTTGACCCAGAACCCATTCACTGCATCCCAGCGCAAATAATCTTTGTCGCTCAACGCGCTCAGCACAACGTCTCCGAGATCGTCAAGTAATAAAGTCGACCAGCTTGCGTCGCCGTTCACCGATGTGTTCTTGCGAAGCACTTCTCCGGTAGACCCGCCAAAAGGCGCCCCAGGCGTGTCCCACGACATGGCGAAATCGAGCGGCGAGGTCTTGCGTAGCGTGTACCCGGTGCCACCACCACTTGGTATGTTCGTCCCCGGAATCGAAAGCAGCACTAAATAGTATTTATTACCATGGCCATCGTTGGCACCAGCGTCGAACGTGCTGGCCGACGTATGCGCCATGGCAACCAGATAGACGACGCCATCCGGCCCGTTGATCGCATCGTCGACCGCATATGCCGTATTCGGCAGCCACGCGCCGCGGAAAAACCAACGCTTTGTCGGCAGCGTCAGTGGCCCCTGAACAGTGCCGTCCGACATGTGGATGTAGAGTTGATCTCCGACCGCCGAGAACGATGTGATCTGAACAGGCGTCGGCGCATTAAGCTCAAGGAATTGCACGCGCGTCGTGATGTCGTAGAAGTTTCCATCGACCTGGGGCGAGGAGAGCGGCGCGCCGGCGCCAGGACCCCACGGGCCATCGCTGCGGTAAATAATCATTGAATTGCTCGCAAAATTTTATGTGGCATGCTCATAATCGGCGCATTCTGGGGCCACGTTGCCGCTAGAGTTTTCACGCTCTTGTTTGGTCATATAAAGCTTATAAGAATAGCCATAAGACGATGACCTCGTTCGCTCTATCGGAGATGTAGCCTTTGGAGGAGTCTGACTTGCCTGATTCTGCGCCGCCGCAGTAATCGCAAGCACGCTAGGCGCCGCCATTTTCACAGTTGTAGTCGCTGGTGCCTGCCGGCATTCCGGCTTTTGCTGCGTCGGGTCTGGCGCCACCGGCAAATGCGGCCGCACGATTCTTTCCATCAAGATCATGTGACGTTCCTCTCGTTACGTTGCTGCGAGATCGATCTGCTTGAGAACCTGCAACGGCGTCGTGGTGATTACATTCCTGCTCTGAAGAAAGATATTCTGTATGGGTGCGAATTCCATCTCAACCCAACTTTGGTTGTCAGTGAGCGCCTGCGTCAGATTCGCATCCAATTGGGCGCTCATATTTGCATATTCTACTGTTTTAGGCAGCGGCACCGCGGTCGGGCTCGGCCCTGTTGGCACCGTCGGCGTGAAATCGAAATTTCTCAAAGCGTTGGCGCCAGATGTCAATATATCATTGATGATGGATCGGCCGTCTAACGTGCCGGCGTCGTTATATACATGACGCACGAGCAATTGATCAACGGTGATCGGGAACTGTATGCCGATCGGCACGAATGGAACCGGCTCGAAGCTCACATCGTTCGTTGTCGCGGCTATGAGCGCATTTGTGTGATGCTGATACATGGGGTCGACATAGATGTCCTCGACATAATCAGGCGTTCCAGCCGCCGTCGATGTGCCGATCGTGACTTGATTGCCGACCGCACTCTGAATGTTGATCTTGCCGAGAAATACGCCGCTATCGCCATCGCCGGTCATTCCGTAGGAAACGATTTTCCCTAGCACCGTCGTGCCCGGCAAACGCTGATCATCTATGGTCGCGCTCTTGCGGCAACTGAGATTCGATGAGACGATTTTGTGGAATGAACATTCCCATTCGACGCTGACGACTCGCGCTCTGGCGAGCAAATGCGCCCGTGCGATATGCAGCAGATATTCGATACTTTGTTGCCCGCGCGGGGTAGCAAGATACGCGCCGGAATGTGTATTCAACACACCTGCCTCGACGAGATCGCGCGAATTTATCGTCAGTGATTCCGTCAAGTCCTTCTGATCCATCGTCAAACTGACCAGCACCGGCTGCACATCGGCGCGCATTGCGACATAGACATCCTCGACACGATTCTGCGAGACTTCAGCCGCGATCGCAACAGGCTGCGTGTCAGGAGATGGCGACTGCGGCGCTGGTGGAATTGGAACACCTGGAGTCAATATCTGAGGCGACGGGTTATACCAATCTGTGGTCCTATAACTTTCCTTGATGCTGTATTCCTCTCCCTGACCGGTATATGGGTCTGCTTTGGTGAATGATTCATTACTAGAGACTATTTCCCCACCATACATCGGCACCGTCTCTTCTGTTTTTTGGTCCATCAAGTCGCCATCGGAATGTGGCCCTGGAGATGTATTTTTACGTTCCTCGGTCTCCGTGTATTGTGGCGGTTCTTTCGCCCATTTGAAATCATCGGCCGGCGAGAGCACACCCGCCGTAAATGTGATGCCGGGTGCTGGCGTTGTTTCACCAACAAGCCCTGGAACGGTCGTGGTGTCGACAGTCCCGCTACCGCATTGCGTCCATTGAACCGAGGCCTCGATCTCGCACATTAGCAATGGAGCGCCAGCAAGCGTCATCTTCACAGAATCATAAAACACTTCGTCCGGCGCGAAATCGATAATGCCATCCTCGCCGGTGATGATATCGGAAATCGTCACCGCACCCGTGCATCGATCGACATGCCACAGCGCCGAATAGCCCTCGAGCACGCTGTTGGGATCGTCCTCTTTGTCTTTCTTGGCGTCGATAAAGATCGGGTCGTAGAAGGGCAAAACCTTGAGCGTGTGCGCCAGCGCGATCTGCCGCGCGGCATAGTCGGCAGGCTTGCCTACGAGTTTTATCTTGATTATCTCCGCGAACAGATCGTCTGGAATGGCGAGCAAGCGACCGAAGAATAAGGGGATGATAGCCATGCCGTCGCTATACGACCACCATAACCACAACTTTCGATCAGGCGCCAACAGCCCGGAGTAAGGGTTGGCGATCTCAAGCGTAAGTTCGGCGAATTGGCCTTCGTCGTGGAGCAGCTCGAATGAAAACACGAGTTCGTCCTCGCGGACATGTGCGATCGGATCGAACGCTGTCTCGGGGTCTACCCATGCAAAAAAAAATGTGCCGTCTGGCATTGATCTAGCCTACTGCTTCGCCAGTCTCTTCAAGCGTTAGGCTCCATTTGACCCTGCGGCCGTATTCGTTGATGCTCTGCTGCACGCCAGTCACCATCATCATGAGACGCGGCCGGTAGATCGTGAATGCGCCGACGACGCGCTCTGAGCCATCAACGACAGGCCGTGATGGCGCGCCACCCACTGTCCGATATACCAGCTCGGCCACACAATCTACAGTGACCTTCATGCCTTGGAACACACCATCGAACGCAGGGGCCTCGACATCGCTGCAGGTGATGACGGATTCGTACTTCTTGAATTTATCAACCGCCAGATCGACCAGAAGACCATTCACAGTTCGCCGAGGTGCCGCCACAGCTTTAATCGGATCGAGCGTCTGATCTAAATTTCTCGCAGAATATAATGGTACGCCATTGGATAAAAGCACCAATAGTGTCTGTTCAGCTGGGAGACTCATTAATTTTTCCTCTCTTGCATTTTCTTCAGAATTATGGCCATATCGGCCGCTTGCTTTCTCGCAATCGGTCCATCGGGCGCTGCGCTTGCGACACGCTCGATCGACTAGGCATGGCATGGCGAGGCAGGCGTGGTTGGTCTCGGCAGCGTCCGTCTGGGTGCGGTGTACCTAGGCAGAGCGGAGCACGGCTAGGCTTGGCAGGCAAGTAAGCCAGGGCCGCAGTGATGCGCCCCTGGCTCTCTTTATTCATTCCGGCGCAATGACTCGGCCTCTTCGAGCTGGCGCAACCGAGCCAATGCCTCCTCACGCGTTGGGATGTCAGCCAGCACCGGCCGCAGATCGATCAGCCGGCCGCGTTCAAAAATTTTCCAGCTCCTGGTCTTCGTAACAAGATCGGTGACCTCGACAGTCTGATACCGGCGTGGCATTTGTGTTCCTCTTATTTATTCCAGCGGGGCCTGAGTCCAGTGCTCGAAGCTTGCCTCGCGATCGCCGCGCGTTCGAGCGCTTTAGCCGTATCCTCCGGCGCAGTCAGGCCCCTGAACGTCTGATCCCCGATCGTAAGATTGATCGTGCGCGTGCTCTGTTGCGTGCTGTTCGAACCGACTACGATACCGCCGCCGGCAAACCCGGGCAACGTAATCCGAGGCATGAACGATATCTGATTGAATCCGCCATTGCGAAACCCATCCAACGGCATTCTCAGATTATTTAAAAGATCGAACAGACCGACGCCGTACTTCTGCACCGCAGCCGCTTTCATCACGAATTCGCCGTTTGACAGCCACGATAGTATACTGTCCGACGTTCCGCTGCCGGCACCACTGACAAAGCCGCCCGATGCATGGCTGCCAGCGCTCGACGCAGCTGCTGCCGCCGAGCTGGCCGCTGCTGCCGCCGAGCGAGCCGCGTCGTTCGCCGAGCTTGCCGCCGCTGCCGCCGAGCTGGCCGCATCGCTAGCCGAATTCGCCGCATCGCTGGCGGCCGTCGCCGCATCGGTGGCAGCCTGCTGCGCCGTCTGCAATCCTGCCTGGGCGTTGCTCACCGCCTCCGTGATCTGCTCCCCAGCGCTCGTTACCTGACTCAATAAATCTGTGAATATCGATGAAACCTGCTGTGCCGTGCTCTGCGCCGCGAAGATGATGGCGCTGAAGTCGGGCGGCTGCGGCGGCGGGATGATGATGTTGCTGAACGCCTGCGCAACCTGCTGCGCCGCCTGCCGGGCGGCGTTGATAATGGCGTTGAAGTCGGGCGAGCCGGAAAACTCCGGATGAATGTTCTGGAACACGGCTTCGATCTCGTTCGCCGCACTTCGCGCCGCGTCAATGATGTTGTCGAAATTCAGCTTGCCGGAAAACTCAGGCTTGATTTTCTGAAATATCGCCTCGACCTCGTTGGCCGCGCTGCGTGCCGCGTCAATGACGCCACTGAAGTCCAGGCCACCCTTGAATTCTGGCTTGATGTCGTTGAAGACGGCCTCGACCTCGTTGGCCGCGCTTCTGGCCGCATCGATCACACTAGCGAAGTCCAGCCCGCCCCTGAACTCTGGTTTGATGTCGTTGAAAACAGCTTCGATCTCGTTGGCCGCGCTTCTGGCCGCATCGATCACACTAGCGAAGTCCAGCCCGCCCTTGAACTCAGGCTTGATGTTGTTGAAAACGGCTTCGATCTCGTTCGCCGCGCTTCTCGCCGCGTCGACGATGCTGTCGAAATTAAGCGACCCAGAGAACTCCGGCTTGATGTTCTGAAATACGGCTTCGATCTCGTTGGCCGCCTTCTCGGCCGCCTGCACGAGATTCGAAAATTCACCGGCGCCGCTTGGGTCGACATCTGGCTTGATCTTCAATGCGTCATTGATCCCTTTTCCTATCTTCTCGGCCTCAGTCACAAGCTGCTGGCCGGATTGATTGAGCTCTGCCGCGCCGGCGCTCATGTCGAAAAGCTTGCCGAAGAAGCCCTTGATCCCCTGTAGCGCGTTCTTGATCTTCTCTAAGAAACTGGTGGTGTCAGGTGGCTCAAGCTTGGGCGCCGGAATAGTTTCCTTGCCAAGAGCTTGTAATTTCTGTTTGTAGGCTGCGATTGCCTTGTCGGTTTCGGTTGTATCAAATCCAGCCGCCTTCAATTGGATTCGTATGTTCTGCAAGTCTTCGATCTTTCTCCTGATCTCCTCGGCTGTTTCCTTCGCGTCGCCTTCGAGCGAAACCTTTGGTGAAGCCGTTATATTGTTTAAGGCTTCGATCTCTCTCCCGAGCTCGTCGGCTTCTTGCTTCGCCTCTTTCCCGCCTTCGAGCGAAACCTTTGGTGAAACCGTTATATTGTTTAACTGCTTGATTTTCTCGGCATATTCATTGAAAGAAATTATTCCAGCTTGCCACATATATCTCAAACGATCAGCAGTATTGCCTTCAGGATGCGACGCGTAAAATTCCTTAATTTTTGAGGCATATTGATCAAAAGAAATTATGCCGTCCTGCCACATCTTGAAGATATCACCAGAACTGGCAGGCTTGATCTGGTTCAATTCCTGAAGCTTACTCTTGTATTGATCTACGCCAATTATGCCGTCCTGCCACATTTGCCTGAGTCCAGCCGCCGTGGCCTGCAACGCGCTGGTATCAGGCGACGGAAGCTTGATCGGGATTTGCAGCTTTTGATTGGCATCGTTGAATTTCTGAAGTACCGCATCGATTGCCTTGTTGGCTTCCGTCGGGTCGCCGCCGATCTTTATTATATTGTCTCGCTTGCTTATGAGATTGATCAGCTCGTCGCCCAGCGCGCTGATTTGCCGCCTGGCCTCCTCAACGCCTTTAGCGCCGAGCGTGATTTCGGCCTTCTGGGCGGTGATCCTTTCCAGTTGGCCTTGTAAATCGGCAAGCTCTTTTTTGGCGTCAGTCGTATCTGCGCCGATCTTTACTTTCGCATCTATCTTGGTCGTAACTTCGGCTATCTTGCTTTTGATTTCGCTGGCTCTTTGATCGAGAGCCGCGAGGTCGGCGTCGACTTTAATTTGAAGATGCGTCTTGTTGACTTCGTCGGCAAACGCCTTCAGATCGGCCTTGATTTGCTCGAATGGCTTTTGCTTGGCAAGACCGCTCAATATGATCCCAAACGCGCGGACCTGTTCTGTCGCAGTCAAGGAGGAAAGACCAGTCTCCTTGACAGCAGCGGCCGCAGCCTGAATATTCTTTACATCTTCAACTGGGATTTTGAACGCTTGGCTGATCAAAGCTGGATCAACACCTTGTAATGCGCCCACTAAATCTGTAATAGCCTTTTGAACATTGCCGCCACTTTTCACTATCTCGTCAAGCGCCACACGCGCAGCCGCGATCTTGCTGGTGCCTTCCGTCATTGAATCGAATGTGATGCCTTTGATGCCGTTGACGACATCCTCCATCTTTTTGACAAGCGTCGACATGTCATTCGCTACAGCGGTCGCCGCCGCAGATGATTTTCCAGCGAGATCGTCAAAGGCTTGCTTTGCAGGCGTTGTCGCCTCAGCAAGCTGGCGTATGACATCCTGAAGCTTCTGGTAATTTTCGACGGATTGTTTCGGGCCGCCCAGTTGCTCCGCCTTCTGTTCGGCCTCCAGCCAATTCTTGGTCGCCTCCAAGGCGGCGATGTGCGATTTGGCGACTTGATCGCCCATCGCAGCTACTTTTGCGCTATTGGCTTCGAGATTGCCCAACGCCGCAACGTAGCCTGCAGCGCTCCCGCCTGCAGCGATGAAAGCATCCTGCTGCTTGCGAAGGGCATCCGTCGTTTGCCCGGTAGCGTCAGCGAGGCTTTTCAGGGCGATTTCATTCTCGCGGATTTTGTCGATCCATCCCGAGATCGCCGAGACGACACCAGTTATGACAGGTATTAAAAGGCTGATGCCTGCGCTGAACCCGGCGAGCGCAAGGCTGAGCGGCGCGAACGCCGCGGCTACCCCATTGGCCGCAGTTGCGATCGCGCCGATCTTCCCAGGAATTCCACCGGCGACACCGGCGAGATTGTTGAGGCCCGAAAGAGCGGTCGTCGCGCCCGTCGCAAAAGTCGATAACGCCGGCCCGACCTGCTGCAGGCTCGTCGCCACTTGCGTGAAGCCTTGCTGCGTCGCCGTAGCCGATTGCGTCACGGTCGTCAGGGCGCCTGATACGGTCTTGCCCGCGTCCGCCACCGTCGTCATCGCGCTGGCGACCGTCGTTCCGGTTTCGCCGAACTTACCGACCGTGCCAGCAGCGGTCGTGAGTTTGTCGGTCAGACCGCTGATCGCCGTCGCAGCGCCGCCGGTGACATCGGCGACCTTGCCGATGGCGCCGGACGCGTTCCCGACAGCATCACCGACCTTACTGACCCCATCAGCAGCTTTTTGACCTACGTCAACGACTTTCCCAAGTCCATCAGCGGCCTTGCTGCCGGCATCGCTGGCTTTGCCTAGTCCATCCGCGGCCTTGCCAGTCCCATCGGCGATCTTCCCGACGCCCTCGCCGGCTTTCGCCCCGGCATCGGCGATCTTGCCGAGTCCATCCGCGGCCTTGCCGCCCGCCTCCCCGATCTTGCCGAGAGCTTCTGTCGCCTTGTTTCCGCCATCGGCGATCTTGCCAAGATTGTCGGACGCCTTGCCAGCCGCCTCGCCGGCCTTGTCTAATCCACTCGATGCCTTATCGGTCCCTTCCCCAATCTTCGAAACGCTGTCGCCAACCTTGCCGGCAGCATCGCCTATCTTCCCAATGCCTTCGCCAGCCTTAGAGGCCGACTCGCCTATCTTTGAAATACCGTCACTGGCCTTCGAGACAGAATCACCGACCTTTGAAATGTCGTCGCCGGCCTTCGAGGCCGCATCGCCAATCTTCGTAATGCCTTCCCCAGCCCCGCCGAGCGTCGAGAGCTTTTCGCCGATCCCGGAGGCCGCCTCGCCGATCTTGCCGATCTGTTCGGCCGCCTGCGCTGCCGCCTCGCCGGCCTTCTCAAGACCAGTGCCGCCGCCCTCGCCAGCCTTTTCAATCTGCTGCGACGCCTCGTCCGCGGCATCGCCGACAGCCTTGAACTGCTGGGCAGCCTCGTCGGCGCCAGTTGTTGTTATAGTGATTTTCTGAACGACATCATCGGCCATGTGTTAAGTTCCTGCCATCTCAACGCGGAACAGTGCACCAAGCGTCTTCGCCTCGGCTTGAGCGATTTCTATGAGGTGAAACTTTTTGGGGATCGTAACCTGAGTCTGGCCGTGGTATTCGACGGTCTTGGTATCCGCCGACAGCAGCAACGGCGCGCCGCCGCCCTTACGGTCAACACGAAAAAGGCGCCCCCCGAACTCGCTCGCTCGCGGGCCGCCTTCTTTCATTGGAATCCACAACAGCGGCCGACCATGGATGACCGCGCCGAATTGAAAAACAGTCCAATACGGAACCGCCTGGCTGAGTGTAACCGTGCGCTCAGCCCCTTCGCCGCCGACTTCCGCGGTAAGACCTTGCGTCCATCGCACGCCAAACTTGCCGGCACTTGAAATATCGTCGCGGCCTTTCTGCAAAATATTGTCGGCGAGCTTCTGGGTGGCGGCTTCAGTCGCCTTCGCAATGCGCTGCTTTATCGCCTCCCCTTGCGCGTCAAGCTGCGGCTTAATCGAAGCCGGGACTACTGTCACAGGCATGCGTCATCGTCCATTGCCAGCGGCAAACGCCAGCAACGCGCCGTGATATTCGCGCGCTGGCTCGATATCCGCATGTGCGTTTCTCAATCTGATGTAATCGTCAGCCGCCACGCGCATGCGCTCGCGCTCGATCAGATCGCACCACGCGATCAATTGGCGCGGCGTGCACGCCCATGCAGCATTCCCGGCGTGTCCATTTGCAATGAGGCGTTGAATGGCGCAGGCGAGCTGGTCGTCGAGCTTGCGGAGGGATTCGGCGAGCCAGTCTTCGGCAGCGCCACCGACATCTCCGAAGTCGACGTCATGAGCTTGGTCACCCCGTCCACGAAAGGGCCAATCCCGTTTGGGAACGACAGCCGTTGCATCGCCAGCATGATCGCCAGCTGATCGCCAGCCCCCAGCGCCATCGCCTGCATCTCGGCCTGCTTGTCGTGCGGACTCCCGGTCACCATCGCGATGATCTTCGCGATCAGCTCCGGCGCGAGCGACAGGAAGATTTCCTTCGGATCGCCATTCTTGTTGTCGAGCAATTTCCGCATGTCAGGAAAGTCGTTGAAAAGCTGGAATAGGTGCCCGGCGCTGAGGCCTTGCACAGTCAGCTTCACGCCATGAATTTCCACGTCCTCCGTCAGCGGACCGATGTCGAGGAGACTTGCCATGTCGATTACTCCATTTTCAAGTTGTGATGGTGCCGGTCTCAGGGCTGACGACTGGCGTTGATGCACCGATCGAATTGGTGCCTGTGACCGTAACCGTCGCCGTCTTGGTGGCATCGCCGGTGACGACAGTATATGTCTTAGTGTTGACTGGAGTCCCTCCAGGCGTGGTGCCGCCAACTTTCCATAAATAACCATAACTCGCAACGCCGATCCAGCCGCCGGTGTTGGCCGTGAGCACGTCGCCGACTTTCGGCGCGCCAGCCGTGCCGGTGCCGCCAGTGACGAAAGGCGGCATCACGTTCTCAGGAATGACCGTGCTGACCGGCGGCTTCAGCGTCATGGTGCCGAACACGCCGCCGACCGCCTGCACCGTCCCAGTCACAGGCAATTTGGCGAACGTGGTCCCGATCGGCGAGAAGTCGCCGGACGGATTGAATTTCACCGAAAGCAGATCGACATACCAGCGCGGACCCACCTCGTTGGTCGCGTAATATTTCAACTCGCCGCTCAGCGAATCGCGCGAGAAAATATTGACGGTCGGATTGCCGTCCACATCCAACGTCACATCGCCAAGCACCAACATCGCAAGGTTCTGCGCAGTCAACTCCTCCATGTCCATCTTCACCTCGCCAGACTTCTCCAGCGTGATGGACAAATCCTTCAACTGCGTACCCTCCATCGCCGAAAAGTGGTCGAGGGTCGTAATCTTGGGAGTGAATGTAAAAGTCGGCACATTGCCGACGTGATAGAAGTCGAGCGCGTCTTCGGGTTTGAACAGGATAAAGCCCTTCCCAACGGCCAAGTTTTTTACATCAGGTGAGAGGATTCCGGCCATTTGTAGCCTCCTTTGTTGATGTTGTCTAAGTGGTGTTGTGATATCATGCGGAACGCCCGTCCCCCGGTAAGAGAACGGGCGCTCCTATCCACCGAAGCAAGGGACGCTCCGATGAAATCCAAGCGCAAGCGTACTAAGATTCTGCCTTCCGTCGAATACCTACGAGCCTGCTTCGAATGCGATCCTGCCACCGACATCCTGCGGTGGAAGCCTCGGCCGCAAAAACATTTTCCCGACGCGGGAACGTGGGCGAGCTGGAACAGTCGATATGCAGGCAAGATTGCTGGCACCATCCAACAAAATGGACGACGCAGCATTCTCATCAACCGCCGTCCTTATTTGGCGCATCGAATCGGCTGGAAGCTCCGTACGGGACGAGAACCCCCAGCAAGCATCGATCACAAGGATAGAGATTACACCAACGACGTTCAGCGCAATCTTCGCGCTGCGACGAGACAACAGCAACGCTGGAACTCACGTCCTCAGAAGAGCATTTCCGGCTATCGATGCGTCTACCGCAACAAGAAAAAATGGCAGGCGTTGATCCACATGAACGGTCACAACCGTTCTCTCGGCTATTACGCCACACCAAAAGAAGCCTCGGCCATCGTCGAACCATTTCTTCGCAAGCTTCACGGCGCCTTCTACAGATCGCCTGGGTTCAGAACATAGTTGAGGCTTAGCGCGAGTTGCATCTGGCCCAGCATGGTGCTGCCCGTCTGCATATCTGTGTCACCGCTAAGATACTGCAGCTCGCCATTCGACCCGAGGAGTCCGAACAGCTCCTCGTCCGTCGAAAAAGCTTTCAGCAGCTTCACGCGGTAGGCCGACAGCGCTTCGCCGATGCCTTCGTTGCTGGCGTCCGGCGTCGGTTTGAGGACCGCGAATACCTGCGGCGACAGCGTGAATATCGTCGGCACGAGGATGCCGCCCTTGCCGGCGGCGGACACTGCGATCGCCTCGCGGCCGTCGAGCAGGACCAGCGCCGGCATTTTCTCAATCGGGATTTCACCGCGATTGCGGAAGACGAACGGCGCGTCCGTGGTGAACGTGTCGGCCACTGCCTGCAGAATCGCGAGCATGCGCTGGAGAATGGCCTCGCGCTTGTCGAACGACATCACCGCCTCGTGGCCAATTCCCAATACAGCACGACGCCGGCCGGCGCGATCTTGCCGATCGGCGCCACCAGGCGCAGGTCTTCCTGCGTTCCCATTTCCGGATCAGTCCACACCAGACGATCCTGTTCGGCGTCTGGCGGCACCGTCAGGCCTTCGGTCGACACCAGGAAGGTCCGATCCGGCATGTTTCGAAGCTGACCTGGATTGCTGCGCGGCAGAAAATCGACCATGCAGGCAATGCAGTTGCGGTCACCGCTGGCGCGCCGCAGAATGGCTGGCGCGCCAAATTTCGTGATCATTCTAGTTGCCGTGGCGCGGCTGCTTGCCCAATCGTATCCCATCAGCAGATCGTTATGCCAGTCCCTTGGGCCGTCAATAGGTTATCGAAAATCAAGCCGTACGTCGTCGAGCCGAGCGCGCCAGGAGTGGTGGCCGCCGCAGTGTTGCCGCTGGCGTAGCTCACCGAAATTCGGCCGATCGTCTCGGAGGATACCACGCGTCCGACGCCTGTCGCCGCCCCGGAGCCGGATGCGCTCAATGCCATGAAGTGCGCGGCGAGCCACATGGTGGCTGAACTTTCTTGATCTCCCCAGCTATCGTCGACGAACTGGCTGGCCTGATCGAGTGCGATCTGCACCGTGGTGTCGTCCACCGCGGAAAATTCAGGGAACATGGCCTTGAATGCGGCAACGTTCGGCACGACGGTCGGATCGATGACCGTCATGAGGCCGATCGTAGTGGTGATCAGCTCACCGTGGTCTGCGACGATGCGCACCTCGTGATAGTAATTGCCGCTCAGCCCGTCGACATCCTCGCCCGAGATCGTGACGGTGAACTGCATGAGCAGCGGATCGGTGATCTCTACGCCCGTGCCAATGCTCTTAGTGATCAACGGCGCCGTCATGTCCGGCACGCCGAGCATCTGCGCATAAGCGGCCCACGTGAGGTCTTGGACGAATTCCAAATTGATCGCGTCGGCGTCGTCCGGCCCGAGGTCGAACAGTACGTCCGTATCGTTATCAGCGTAGAGGCTGAAATTTTGGTTGATCAAAGGCATGAGAGCTTTGTCTCCTTTATCGCCTGACGGTTCCGATCAAAACCTTCGTCTTGCGTTGAACGCTGCCGACGAGACTTCGCCGCGTCTTGACACTTCCGGTCAACCTCCGCCGATCGATGACTGTGCCGACGAGCACGCCGGGCGGCTGCGGGACCGGAATGCCGCCTTCGACAGAGTGAACGAAAAACGGATAATCTTGAATGTGATCGTCCTCGACGAATATGTCAGGCTGCAAACCGTTGAACGTGTGAAGCACAACACTGAATATTTGATCAACGTCATCGACGAATTTCGCGAAAACCTTCCAGCCCACATCTGCCGCCGGGATCGCGTCGGCGTCCGCCACGAGCTGCGGCAACAAGAACAACGACAGCGTCGGCCCATAGACAACATCGTCGTCCTGCACCGATCCCAGCGGCACCGATCTACCGATGTTGGCGGCCGGGAAAATGTCGGCATCGAAGACGAAAGGTGCGCTCAGGCCATAGTACGCGAAGACGATCGGCGCAAAGAAGGCATCATTGTCGACCACCAGCCGCGGCGACATCGATAACCGCGCGGCGTAGATCGTATCGATATCCTGAACGTTCGGCGCACGAAGCGTCTGCTGTTTCGGCAACTTCGCCGTGTCGATCGAATATGCCGGATAGACCGTCTCGGGATCGACGAACAGAGCCGGCCGTAGGACGCGATCCTGGATGGCGGCCGCCGCATAAATCACATCAACGTCAATAACTTTGGACGGAAATAGCGTGACCGCGCCAGCCGCCACACTCGCCGCATAGACGACATCGATATCGGTCAGTAGCGCTGGCAACAGGAACTGCAGAACATTCCTGATGCTCGCGGCATAGATCGTGTCGGCGTCGACGAAAAACGCCCCAACCAGCGCGCCAGCCGGAGCCGCCGTGACACCTGGCACATAGAAAACGTCCGCGTCGGTGACAAGCGCAGGCAATAACGTCGCGACACCGGCCGCAACGGCAGGCGTATAAATTACATCAGAGTCGGCGACGAACGGCGGCAGCAGAGTGACCGCGCCGGCCGCCATCGTCGGCGCATAGATAATATCGGCATCGACAACAACGGTTGGCAACAGAGTCGAAAGGCCAGCCACTGCTGGCGCATAGACGATATCGGCGTCGCTGACGAGACCGGCGAGCGCCACCTGCGTCGGCGGACCCAACGTGACGATCGGCACATCCGGAGCGAGAGTAACCGTGCCGGCGTCGGTGACGAATGCGGCGCCGTAAAATCCGACGAGATAGCCGGTCAACTCAACGTCACCATGGGATCGATGTAATACGTGGTCGACGGCTTGGCGACACGCACACGTGCCTCGATGATGCCGGCAAATCCCGGCTGCGGCGAGGCAAGCGTGGCGACAAGCTTGAACGGCGACCAGCCTGCGCCGGAGCCACCGCCGTTCCATGTCGAGCCATCCGAGGCGACCGCAGCATTGGCCGAGGACACAGTCGCCTTGGTGGTGTTCTTGATCGTCCCCTGCGGAAACGACGCGCTGCCGAGGTATTCAACCTCAATCCAGATGTCATCGTTGTTGGGCAGTGCGCCGGCGTTGATAGTGCCGCATACCGTCACGATGACATTGGCGCCGGTGGTCGGATTCCAGATCGCATAGGGCTCAGCCTTGAATGGCCGCAGCCACTGCGAATTCGCGGTAGTGACGATCTTGCGCGACTGCGCCTGCCCGGTCGGATCGGTGGCGCCATTGACGCGAGTGATCGATGCTTCCGTCGTCTCGGTGCCTTCCACCACATAGCGCGCGGACTTATAAGCCGTTGCCCCGCCGTCGGCGCGGATGACCTGGATGACCTGACCGGTATTCACCGGATTAGGAAACGTCGCGGACGCGTTGAGCTTGCAGTCCTTGACGACCCAGTTACCTATCGAAGCAGGAGGTGTTGCCGAGACGAAAACGGAAGCCCACTGGCTGAGGTCGAGCGTTTCGAGCAGGGTGTCGCTGAAACCGCCGGTAGCGTTCTGACCTAGCAAATTCGTCGGCACCGTCGATCCGGACGCAAGCACCGTTGCCGTATTCTGCCAGGTGAAATTGGTGTAGGCGACACTGATGATCTGCCCAACATTGGAAAAACCAACCTGACAGTTGTTCCAGATAATAGCGCCGGAAGCAGTCGTGTTCAGCACTATCAGCGCAGTGCTTGAAGTGGTGGCAAGCTTGAAAGCACAGCTTTCGAAATTATAAAAACTGCTGCCAGGGAACATCGCCACGTTTGCCGCAGCCGATTGTCCGACCCCGACGATAAACGTCAGTCCGTAGAGATAAAACGTTCCACTGAGATTGATATTAATGGCTGCCGACGCCGCTGTCGTCGAGATCGTCGCCGTGACCGCCAGATCGGCCGCTGCCGGCGGATAGCTGCCCGAATGATTATGGCAAATGATTTTGCTGACCGTCGTATTGGACCCTGCTCCCCCTGTGGTGATCGCCGTCGTTTGAGACTCAGCATGGTTGTCGCCGACATAAATCGTATTGCCGGCCACGAACCAAGTAGCCGTAAGGACGCTGGCCAGCCGCGCGTGTGGAGCGCCGCCGCCGGTGAAGTTCCCGACCACGCCGAGGCAGGTCCACGTCACCGTGCCGTCGGTCTGTGTCGTGCCAGCCGTGTCGTTCGCCCAGGCCGGCTCTGATGCACCTGTGCTTCCCGCCGTCGAGCAAATCCAGTAACTGGCGCCATTGTTGCGCTGGATGATCGCACCCAGTGAAACCCCAGTAGCAATAGCCCTTTGCGCCGCCCAGGTCGGCGTGTTCGTCTGGTCTCCGTTAACGGCGGCGGCGCCGGTAACTTCCTGCCATGTGACTGTGCCGTCGGTCGTCTTGGCGCCGCGCGTGAGCACCCAAGTCGCATCGGTGACGTTCGCCGTGGTCCCAGCCGCAATGCAAACGAAGCATCGCTCGCTTCCCACTGCCGGCGCCGTAAACTGGCGACGCACGACACCAGCCGCAACGGCGGTGTTCTGAGGACGGACGGTTACCGCGTAATAACCAGTCGTGCTCTGATTGCCGGCGTTGCAATACCAGGTGGTGTCGCCGAATGCCACGTCCGGCTATCCCTTCGCCGGCTTCCGTGGCTTCGCAGAAAGGCCGCTGGCGCGTTTTTCCGAGGCAGGCGCCTCACTGGCCCGGCCGATCTCGACCGCATCGGCGACCACCATGCGCCGCTGGCGCCATGCCTCCCGCTCGAGCTCGGCCTTCTGGTCCCACATCTGCCTGAAAGCGGTGTGCCTCTTGCTGCGGATCATGGCGCGTTACCCCTTGATCAGATCGTCTTCATAATGCGGTGGCGCCCGGAGAACTTGGGTAAAAGGAAACACCGTCTTCCGCCTGCCTGTCACGCTGTCATAATGACGATCGATCAGCAGCGACTTGCCACGGCCGAATAGCATGTCCCACCGCGCCTCGGCCTCCTTGCGCGTCGGTTCCATTTGCCTGAGCGTGTTGATCAAAATGTTGATCGCTGCGCCGATCACACAATCGACGTTCTTGCCGGCTGCCGCCTGCCGGAACGCCTCGAACAACATTCGCTCCTGTTCAGGAAGGCCTTTGAGAGGATCGAGATTCATGCTCTTCGCTCCGCACTTGACTTGGATTCGCCATTGGCCTAAATGGCCGCATGACCGACTTGCCGGACAACATCAACTTGAACTTGATCGGCCACACGCTGCTCGCCATGCAGCGAGAGTTGCTGTCGCTGCGCGATGACATGACCGTCGTCACCGCGATTTTGAACCGCATCGACCGCAATCAAAGCAGCTTCATCGAGGAGCTGCGCGTCATGCGGATTCAACAAGACCGCGTGCGCAGCCGTGTCGACCGATTGGAGCAAGACCAGAATCCGCATCCATGACCGACGTTGACCTCAATTTTCTGGCGCGTCAGAACGAACGCATCCTCGCGGAATTGCGCAGCGTGCGCGACGAGATGGCAACCATGCGCGATGACATGATCGTCATGTCTGCCATGCTGCGGAAGATCGAAAATTGGATGCGCAGAACCGATGACCGCCTGCATCGCCTCGAAGATAGCGAAACAACACGATGACCATCATGATGGGCAAGCTGTACGCAGCCCTGCGCGAGGCCAACGCGCCGGAAACGGCAGCCCGCGAGGCCGCCGAGGAAGCCGCCGAATTCAGGAGTTCACTCGCGGACATCAAGGCGGAATTTTCCGGTGTCAAATTGGAATTCGCAGAAGTGAAAGGCAAGCTTCTGCTGCTGCAATGGATGGTCGGATTCAATCTCGCAATGACCGTCGCCATCGTCGCACGCCTGTTCCTGATGCGGCCATGAAAGCGTCACGCAGGCTCCGCTTCCTCGCATTGCAGTTCGGACTGCCGCCGCTTCAGCTCGGCTTCTAGTTCGGCGTATCGAGCTTCAAGCAGAGCAGTGTTGATCGGCGCATCTGTAAAGTCGCTCGGCATCAAGGCGCGGCCGATCCGAGCTTCAAGACATTCAAAGCAGAGAAAGTCGCCATAGCTGGTGTTGTATGGCAGTATTTCGCGATCAGGCATGCCTGCCGAAAACCAAAGACTGTCATGCACGTGATAATTTTCGCACCTCACGCCACAGTCGATGCAGAGGAAACTCATGCCCCTGCGCGGCGTCTGGTACGGACCGATCCGCTTCTTGTCCCTGTATTTGGCCTGACGCAACCGAGCGCATTCGCCACAAGTCCGGTATTCATATTTGCCGTCGCGACCAATCCGGAGATTGCCGCCGATCAACTCGTGCCCATGCTTGCAGTGCGTCGAAACGGTCCTTGGCGCACGTGCCGGCTTTTCTTTCTTCGCCCTGTGCTTGCGCATACGAAGCTTGATGCACTCTTTGCATCGACGCTTTTCATATTTACCTTCGTGAGCAATGATCAGATTGTCGCCGCTCAATTCGTGGCCATGGCTGCATCTTGGCCCAAGCTTCCACCGTGATTTACCCTTCCAAGCATCAAGACATTCCATGATCTTGGCTCGCCGCCGTGCACCCATCAGCGGCAACAGCGTCATCATCAGCCCGGAGACCTGAGCTTGCTTCATGAGCTTCCAGTGATAAGCCGTTTTGCCAGACGGCAGGAGACGCTGCTGCGGAAGCCTACCAAGATCAAGCATCGTGCCGAAACGATCGATGACATCCTTGTCCGTCATCGCGATCTCAATGATCGGCTCACCATCGCGGCGGTGACCAAAGTAACCCTCCCCTTCAAGTAGACCAGCTATCCACCCTAGATCAAATGTCGGAGCATGCCTCCACTCGATCTCAGGAAAAGTCGTTACGCGATCTTCAATTACAGCCAATCGCATTCTTCGCGGTCTCTCGGTCTTCCAAGAAAACCTTCGTTTCGTCTTCCAACGTTCAAGGCATTCGACGATCTTTGCCCGCCGTCGTTCTCCCATCAATGGCAGTAGCGTCATCATTAGACCAGCAGTGGTTGCTTGATTTGTGGAAGACCACCGGAATTCGGTCTTGCCAGATGGCAATAGCCTCTGTCCTACTCCACCAAATCCAAGGATTGATTGCAGACGGCAGATGACATCGCCATCGGTCATGGGAATCGATATCACCAGATCACCGCAGTCCCGATCGGTGAAAGAACCTTCGCCCTCAAGCAATCCCGCTACCCAACCCAATTGACCCATTGAGATCATGCAATGCCTCCAATCGACCGCGAAATGCGATCGGGAGACTGCATAGCATTGGATATGTTGTTACTCCAAACGGTGGATGTGCGTCATGCTGCCGCGGCGAACGCAGCGGCATAGTCCACATACTTCAGACCGCCGAACTCCCGCACTGCATGCGGTGCAAACGTCTCGACCTGCTCGGCGATAAGACCAATTTGCCGTTTCTTTTCACCGATATAGCGATAGCTGACGATTTCCGCTTGACCAAACTTCCCAAGCCTCATAATGTCCGTCTTCGCCACAACCGTAGATAGCTGAAAAATTCCACTCGCGTTCCACGTGATGACAATGTTGCCCCCGTTGGGCGTGACCGGTAATCCGGTGACCGACGTATCCTCATACAGCACCAGCCTCCACGTCGTATTGGCCCCCGCATTCTTCCTGTAGATAACGATTGCGCCGATGACGGTGCCTGAGACGGCGGTGAACGTGCAGTCGTCGCCATCGAACAGGCCGTTGGTGACCGTTGGTGTTGTGATGGCGACATCGGTGCCCTGGACGTTGCTCAGCGACGAATAGAACTGATGCGCCGACGAGTAGGTGTAGCCGCTCGACGTGGTGACCAGCGCGGCGAACGGCGCGTTGGAGCCGGTCTGATCGAGCGACTTGTTGGTGTCGGCCTCGGTCATGAGGCTTTGCTTCCAACGTGGGTAAAGTGCGTTTGCGATTGTAGCCTCCTATTGCTTCAACTTTATAGACATGCGCCGAGAACGGCTTAGGAAGGCCGCTGGCACGTTTTCGCGATTGACGGATGTCGAGTAGCCACCCTGACAGTGAAGCCGGGCCTGCGGCCTTGGCACGCGGCCCTGCGCCGGGCTTAGGCCTTCTTCTTCGGCGGGGCGTCAGCCGGTCGCGTCACCACGTCCGGCGCCTGCCCGCGTGCGTGCATGTGAATGCCTGTCTCGGCCGCCAGCTGCTCGCCGCTTTTCTTGGCATCCTTCTCGCGGCGTTCCTTGTCGGCTTCCTGGCCTTCCTCGATCAAATTCGCCTCGGCCTCGGCCAGCGCTGACCGCGACTTCTGCTCCTCGGGAATTTCCGGGCCATCTTTCGGCTCCGGGTCTTGGCCCGAAACGCGCAGATCGGCGCCCGCCTTCGACGCCTCTTCCATGTTCTTCGCCACCGGCTCGGCCACCTCCACCTCGGCTTCCTGACCCGGACCGAGATTATGCTGCTTGCCAGCCGCGTCGAATACCCAACGCATGCCCGTCGGCGAGACGTTCTTTACCTGAATCGTACGCTTTGCGACTTCCTGCTGCTCAGCCATCGCTGTGCTCCTTTGTTTACTTCCATTACGTTGTCAACCTCATAGGATTTAGATACCATCGGCATAATGTACGCTGAGCGGCCTTCTGACCTCGATACCGCCGGTACGGAAAATCCCGGGTACATCGTACCGGAGAGGCGTGACTTGCATGACGCCGAGGAACTTGTGCGGCATCGGGAGATGCAGCTTGAGGATCGACGGATCGTTTCGATACGCGACCATGCGGGCCGCGCCCGCAGCACCTGCCGTCTCCAGCCCGCGGACCGCGCGGATGGTGAGCTGCTGGCCGGTGATGGCGGTGTATGTGTTGTACTGCTGCAGCCACGCCATCGCGCTCGCCGTGGTGTTGGCAATTCGCGTGGTCGCCAACAATGTAAAGCTGGCAACCGGCAGCAGCAGCGTGTCGGCCATTTCAACTGTTTGCGATCCGGTGTAGATGCCCGTCAGAACCGCGTTGACATCCCGGATCATCAGATCGGCAGTCTTGGTGGACCACAGCGTTGACGATCCGCTGCCATCGGCGGCCACGCTGCCGGCGGGCACGTTGGCGTCGTTTACGATGCCGGTCCAGTTTTTGGTCGAGTCGCCGGTGAATGTGATGCGCTCCATGAACTCTTCGTAAGCTCGGCGCGCCGCATCGCCTCGCTCGGCGGTCAGATTCATGTTCGGAATCTGCATCGCCACACCAAGTTCCTCCATCGTGTAGTAGTACCCGATGCCCGCCATCTCGATTCCTTGCTCGTACTTTGTGCGCACGATATCGGCAAATGGCATATCGGAGGCCATGTGGTGGAACCACTGGGCCTGACCGACTTTATCCGACGAGAAGAATGTTTTCGATTTCGTCCACTCGTTGCCCGAAGTATCGACAGGCACAAGGTCCGGGTATTGGATTTCAGGATACTGAATTTCGTAGATTTGCGGCTCTATATAAGAAGCCTGCTGCACCATGAAGCTCAATATCGACTGAGCGTCACGAAACGATTCGCGATAGTTCATTGTAATTCTCCTTTCGAGCGTGATCGCTCAGATGATCGGCTCAAGCCCCGGGCGCTGTTGCTGTCAACCGGAGCAGAGCCAACGCGCCCGCTCCAGCGGATGTGAGATAGCGAGAATTCGGAATCGCGACACCGGCAGAGGCCGGATTGAGCTGCCCGGTGCTGGAGCTGTATGTCGCCGGCGAGCCATGCGTGACAGCCGCCACCGCAACCACCCAAATGTCCCCCTCGAGCATCACCCCCATGTTTGAATTTTGCACATAGGTGTCGACCACCGTCGCCGGATAAATCGGATACGCGGTGACGCTGCGCACCGAAATGCCGAGGAATTTCGTCGCGCCTCCGAGCACAGCGCCGCGCGCGTTGGCGCCTTCCGACACCGCACGGCCGAACGCGATGCCCGCCGCCGTTTCGCAAATGCGGGTCTCCACACCATCGTCGTCCATTTGCGTGGCGATCTGGCCCTCGAGGCCAGGCTGCATCGTTAGAGAATAAGTGGTCTGTACAGCAGGCATGAGAATGCCTCCTTTGCTTTAGAGTGATGATTTTTGGATTGGTGTTGCCGCGAGATATCGGCCTGCGGCGGTGGCCTTTAATTAAGCGCCAGCAGTCTTCGCCGGCATCCTGCTCGTCTTCCACCGATTGCTGAGATCGGCATTGCGCTTGTCGTATGCCGTAGCGGCTTTGTCATTGTAATTTGGCGTCGGCGGCCGCGAGAAACTCTGCGTCATTCGCGCGAAGCCGTCCTGATGCTCGGGCTCCGTGATACTGAGGAAAGCGCCCTCGACGGCATCGTCGTTCATCGTCTTGGTCTTCTGATCGCCGAGGCGCGCGGCGACGACATCACGGCGAATCTGCGGATTGCTCTTTCCCTTCCATGCGTAATTCTGGTCGCCAAAGAATGCCGCGGCACGGTCTTTGACTTCCTCACGCGTCTCCAGCTCCTTGTCGAGAATCTCTGGCGTGACCTTGGAGTCCTCGACTTTCTGCTTCAGCGCGGCGATCTCGCCGTCCTTTGCCGAGTCGCCCTTCATCGCCGCCGCCAACTGGGCCTGCAGTGCGGCGATCTGCGCCTTGAGCTTCTCGACATCGACACCCTGATCCGTGACCTTGCTATTGAGCGCAGTCAGATGCCGTGCAAGAATCTGATCATCCCTGTCCTCCAGCTCGATAGTAACGCCATCGATATTCCTGGTTACCATTGTCATACTCCTCTGTTCGTCAGCACTGTCGCCCCATGATTCCGGAATGAGCTTCGTCAGGCCCAGGGCGCGGGCCCGCTTTTTGATATGCGCCTTCGCAGCGGCCGGATCCTTGGCACGGCCAACGGCCTGAATCGCATTTCGTAAATCTTTTGAACTCTTCACCGGAAAGCCGCCATGAGGCATGGCCTGCCCCTTCTCAGCCGCCTTCTCACGTTCTTTCTGGGAGAACTCGCGATCGAGTGCACCGCCGTCTTCGCCATCTCCAATCTTCAGCTTCTCGCCACCACGCGCGGCCTGCACCAACGCGATATGATTTGCTCGAATTCCAACCTGCATCGCATCGAATTTTTCACCGGCGCCGTTCTCGCCGTCGCCCCACAACAATCTTGCGCTATAGCCGACGCTGAGCTGCGACGTGCCGGATTGCACCGCTTTGATCGCAGCGGCATCCGCGATCATCATCGGCACGCGGATATAATCGCCATCACGGGCAATGTCCCCGGTCGAATGACCGACCGCCAGCTCCTTCCAGTTGCCAGCATTCACCGATGTGTCGGGATGATCGAGCGTGATCGGCACATGCGCCAGCGACGACATCGCGCGCCTGTCGAACACCTCTGAATCCGGCCGCATCACACGGACGACCTTCATGTCAGGGCGGCCAAGCTCAGCCCCCTTGTAGAGCTGAACCCCCGTGCGAGCAACGCGCGGCTCGGCAACGAGGTAGCCATCCTTCCGGATACGCATGCCGAAGCGCTTGGCGGTGTCGGCGTCGAGCGTGAATGTTTCGTCGAATTGATAACTGTCACCGGTGCCGCCTTCGCCCTCGCCTTCGCCCTCCGCCTCCGCGGCCTTCTTGCGCCTGCCACCGCGTTGCTCGATCGTCTCGGTGGTCGTCTTATGAGTTCGGCTGTAACTCGCTTCGTCCTCGTCGTCGGATTCATCATCGTCGGATTCATCATCGTCGGATTCGTCGTCGTCAGGCTTCGACTTCGGACCGTTTTCTTCTTCCGATTCACCACCCGGCAAACGCTCGGCCTCAGCCGCCAATTCCTCCACCTGCTCAGATAACTCTGGCAACTCCAGCTCGAGTCTCGCGGCTTCCGCGGCTTTCTCAGCTTTCTCAGCTTCAGCTTTTTCGACCCATTCTTCCTCACCTTCCTCGGACTGGACGCGCGAGAATTTCTGCTGTACGGCGCGCAACGCGATTTGACCCGCCAGCCGCTCCGGCTCTTCCTTGATCGAGCTGCGAAACGCCGCCCGCCAGATCGACTTGGCCGCCGCCGGCATGGACTGCACTTCCAGCGGCAAGTCGCGATCCCGCAGCGCCTTGTCGCCTTGCGCATTCGAGATTGCAGCCGCCTTCGCCTTCGAATATCCCCTGCGCCTAAGCGCTTCGTATACTTTTGCGTTTTTTATCGAAGGCCCTGGACTCTTGCCGGGCATGGCGGACTCCTATTTGTTGAGCGGATCGGCGTGCCAAGAACCATTAAGGTAGCCCGCCATAGCCAACGCAAAAAGGATCGCGCAGATCGCGCAAAATGCGATGATCGCGTCCCTGCTCTGATTGCTCATGCGCCGATCTATCGCGGCAGCCTGAACCCGGTATCCATGCCAGCGAATTGTATCAGTAGCACAATCAAGATGATGACCCCGATGGCCACCAGAACTATGGTTGCGATCTTCTGCAAAGGCGGCGGCAACGGAACTTGCTGCATCAGCCAGTACAAGAAAATGCAGACCACGACCAATATTACGATATACACGAGCAGCGCGATCATCTTGCTCTCCTATGCATTCCCTTGCGGCAGCGATGGCACCCACGCGCACCGGCAACGTGGATGAAGTGGAATCAGCCCTCGCGCCTCGTCCAGCGTGTAGGTGTCTTCGGCCGCCGCGAGGCAGATTTTGCAGACGCGATCGTCGCCAGCCGTTTCTATTTTGAAGACATCAGGTTCAGTCGCCTGCGCCAATTCCAATTGCGCCTCGGCCAGTTCTTTTCTGGCCTGCTCGGCCGCCTGAAAAGTCGCCGACGCTTCGGCTTGCGCCTGCGTGAGCGCGGTCTGCATCTCCGCTTCCTTCACCGCAGCGTTCGAAGCCTTGATGTTGGCACGCGCCGCCTGTGTTTCGGCGTTGGCGCGGTATTGCTCTGGCGCGACCTCAGCAGCCGCCTCGGCCTGTTGCGCCAAACCCAAAGTGCGCTCGGCCTCGGCCTCGGCCGTCTCCACTCGTGCGCTGGCGACCTCCACATCAGCCTTGGATTGCGCCTCGGTTAACTCGGCCTCAGTCAAACGCTGTTGCGCCTCGTCAACCCGCTGTTGGGCCGCAGCGATCTCGTCCGGCGTGGCATCCCGCACATGCGCGTGATCATGCTTGACCAATCGTCTGCCGAACCGGGAAGGCCGCGGCGGCTCGAGCATTTCAGCATCGATCCCGACCCGCGTGATTCCGATGGCACCGAAGTGATCCAGCCGGCCTGCATTGTGAAGCCACACGACCAGCGTATCGACCGCTGTCTTGACACGCGCCTGCCCGACCTTGCGCAGCACAGCCAGAACTTGCTGATACATCGGCAGCGGCTTGCGCCCGCCAATCGCCGCGCTCGCGGCCTGCCTCGACACCCCCTGAGTCATAGCCGCGGCAATGCCGTCAAATTCGCGCTGCGCCAGCTCCCTGTACACGATCGGCGGTGCCCGGCTATTGGCAGGCTGGCTGCCGGTGAGCGCGCCGGCGGCCTCCATACCACCGCTGTAGGCCCGCTGCAGGAACCTCTCCCACCACGGCCCGCCGAGTTGCTCGTTGGCAACACGCTCGAACCATCCAGCAAATGCCGCCAATCGGTAACCGGGCTGGCCCAGCAATTCGGCCACCGGATCATTTCTGGCCGACATTAAATCATGCTGCACAAGCATAGTGTGCGTCTGCGACCGCACGCGCGCGAGCCGGCGATTGGCCTCGCCCAGAAACGATCTGCGTAACGCGTATGTGCCGGTCGGATCAGTCATTTCACCCTGTGACAATTTGGCCTAATGGATTTCCTGTTGGCCATATTGACCAGCCGGACAAAATGTCCTACATTACAAACATAGGAACAAAGGAGACGGACACATGACAAAGAACGAGCAGATCGCCTACCAAGCCGGCCTCATCGCAGCAAGCTACCCGGTTGAAGGCCCTGAATACAAAGACCAGAAAATAAAGGCAGCCTACGAAAAAGGAAAAGCAGACCGAGCAAAGATGGAACCGAGATAAACCGAAACCAGCCCCTCCGAAAGGAGGGGCGCCAACCACCAGAAAGAAGAATGAAAAATGACACCGCGAATGACAATCACCTGGAACGTTTTGGAATGCGCCAAAGACGCCGGCGCAGTCCGCAAGCGCAAGCCGGCAGACGTTATGCCAGCAATGACCATCAAGCCCAAGAAGCCAAAACCAATGACTCCGGCCGCCTATCGCGATGCCATCGCGCAACTCGACCTCACTCAAGTCGCCGCCAGCGACTTCTTCGAGACCGCCCGCCGGACCTCACCGCGCTGGGCGCAAGGCGAAGCCAGGATACCGGGTGCCGTCAAAAAGCTGCTCGCCGTCATGATCAGCGAGGGTCTCCTTCCGGAAGATGTCGACAAGATCGTCAACCAGTGGACCACGAAAAGAGAATGAAATGACCAGAATCGACAAAGTGTTCGTCATAGGATGCAGCGTTGCATTCATAGGAACAGTAACAGCACTGTGGGCACACCAGCAGCAACCCACATTTCACTTATCACCCACACAAATAGATCAGATTCTAAAGACGCCAAGAATGTCAGATGAAGAGATACAGCAGTCGCACCTTGCCGCAGTGCGCGCGCAAGCGGAGTACGAGACTGCTCTCAAATGTCAACCCAATATGGGTAAGTTCTCAAGCTTGCACACTGGCATGTCCATGTCCGAAATATTGAATATCATGGGCTGCGCTGGATCAATGCTAAGCAGTTCGACTATAGCTGGCTATCGAACTGATATGTTCGAATGGCAGGGCTCGCCAGGAAACATGAACGTCATGTTTCAAAATGGCAGGCTTATCTCGAAGGCGCAATCGGGGCTGCGTTGATCTGCTTCGGCTTGTCGCTCACTGCCCCGTCTGCGATCTTCGCTGCAATGATGTCAACGGCGCCTGCTTCGCACCTCGCGCCTTGCCAGGTGCCTTCGCCTTGGGTGCGGCTTTTGCCTTCTTCGGCTTCGGAGCTGCCTTAGCCTTCGGAGCCGCTTTCGGCTTCGGACCTTTCTTTGGCTTGGGCCCAGCCTTGGCCTTGCCGCCTCCTTTGGCACCCTTACCACCACCGCCACCTTTGCCGCCGCCCGATCCCTTGCCTTGGCCTTGACCCTGGCCTTGACCCTGGCCCTTCTGCGGCTTGTCTCCCTTGGCTGCGGCCTTCGCCTCTTTCGCAGCCTTCGCAGCGTCCGCCTTCGCGGCCTGCGCGTCCGCGCGCGCCTGCTTGGCATCAGCCTTGTCCTTCGCGCTGGCGTCTTTCGCAGCCGCCTTCTCCTCGGCCTTCTGCGCTTTCGCCTCGGCCTTGGCAGCCTTGTCCGCAGCCTTAGCCTCAGCCTTGGCGGCCTTGGCCTCCGCACGCGCCTGCTTGGCCTCGTCTTGAGCGTTTTGCTTTTGGTTCGCCTTCAAATCCTTGTCAGCCGCCTTGGCCTCGGCGGCAGCCGCCTTCGCCTCGGCCTTGTCCGCCCGATCCTTGGCGGCCGCAGCCTGCTTGTCGGCCTTCGCCTGCGCGGCCGTCTTGTTCGCCTCAGCCTTCGCGGCCTCCTTTGCAGCGGCCGCCTCGGCCTTTGCCTTGTTGGCCTCGTCACGCGCCGCCTTGGCCGCGTCCTTGTCCGCCTGCTTGGCGTCTTTCGCCGCCGCCTTGGCCTCAGCCGCCTTGGCCTTTTCCTCAGCCGCGTCGGCCTTGTCTTGCGCCCTGTCCGCTTCCTTGTCGGCCTTCGCCTGCGCCTTTTCCGCTGCAGTTGCCTCTTTCGCCTTGCCTGCCTCGGCCTTCGCAGCCTCCTTTGCCGCAGCCGCCTCGGCCTTTGCCTTGTCAGGCTCTTTCGTAGGCTTCTCGGCGGCCTTGCCCTTCTCAGGTGTCTTCTCAGCCGACTTATCAGGCTTCTTGGATTTCTCGGGCTTACTGGCACCACCACCGGGAGACGAGGCAAACAGGCCAGCGGGCCCGTGATTCGGATTGAAGTCGGCAACGACGCCACGGGCGTCGCCCGCACCCTTGCCACCTGGGAACGTGCTCTTGCGCATGTTCGGCGGAAGCTGCCCAGTCTGCCCTGGCTGCGGCGGTGGCGGCCCGCCAGGCATGCCACCAGGCCCGGGTGGCGCTACCGGCGGCGGCGCATTCGGATCGAACGGCGCGGTATGCTGGCCAGGGCCAAACAGCGTTCCAACCGGCGCCGGCTGCGGCGTGTTCTGTTCCTCGATCGTGTCGCCTTCCATGGCCGCGTCGTCGAGCGCCTTCTCAAAGCCAGGATAAACGCCGTCCTCGATCAACTGATTGGCACGCCCATTGGCCAATGCCACCGGCGGTAATTGCGCGGCATTCACGTCGATCTGGTACGCCTGCGCTTTCTTGAGCGCGATGTCGGCCTTGTCGCCATCCGACAATTGCCACAGCGAATTCCATTCGTACCAGACCTCGGGCGGACGCGTACCGAGCGCCGAGCGGATCAGCACCTCGTCGAGCGCCGTCATCGCAGGAGTCAACGTAACCGTCTGCTCCGAGGACAGCCGATCGTAATAGTTCCTGAAATCAGCCTCTCCAGTCACATTCAATCCGCGATGCGGCAATCCGAGAAATCTGCCAGCCGGAATATCCACCGCGCCGGAAGCGATCTGTAAATATGTCGAAAGCACCTGTGGCGCAGCCGTTAGATTGGCCTCGACGCGCTGCCATTTCTCGTTGCCATCGATCAGCACTGTGTTGATGACGCTCTTGGCGGCATTCGCGGCCTGGAAGCGAGCGATCATCTTGCGCTCGCCTTCCTTGGTCGACAGAATGCTCTTCAATTCAGGAACGCTGATGATGTCGACCTTCATTTCGGCTACCAGCGTCGCCAGCGAGCCGGAAACCAGCGAGCACATTTTCACAGCATCGCTCACCGCTTGCAGAACGCTGTCGCCCCAGACCGTGTTTAATAATTGATCGGCAGTGTCCATGCCGATCAGCTTGATCACCCGCGAAGGGTGCAGCCTCACCTGCGTCTTGGAAAAATTCGGATCAGATGGATCGTTGGTCTGGAATGATCTATCGACCGGACGGTTCTGCGCTTCGTAATATTCAGGCTGCCCGTAATATCTCGACGAAATGTCGTAAATAACCGGTCCCATGCTGATCTGATTGCGCGAGACGACGTGCAAGAACTTCAGCGAATCCTTGGTGACATCATCGTAATTAAGCTCCTCCTCGGGATCGCCGGCATCGACTCCGATGATGATCGCCGAGCCGCCATAAAGCCGCGCCTTGATCAGAGCTTGCTGAACCTTCTTCTGTAACAATAATTTCTTTTCGGTCGCCTCCAGCAATTGAATCTGATCCGGATCGGCCTGCCAATTCCGCCATTGTCGCGTCATGTCGAAAGCGGGAACATCAACCGCTTTCCTACTAATCCAATCGCCGCGATAACTAAATTCCAATTCCTGCGTCGTCAATAATGCGAATGTGTAGGCCTGCGACATGAATTTGTCGCGGCCAGGAACGCCAAGACCAGCGAGCAAATTAATATAACCGTCAGACCACCGGACGGCCTCCGTCGGCGGCATGCTTACAACATTGTCTTGCGCATCAGTCATGATCACCCTTGCATTAATCTGACAAATAGGCCACTTTGGCCGTGCGGCGTCGAGCGTTCTCGGCGCGGTCGCCCGGTAGCGTTAAACCGGGAATTGATCGAGGGGCACGGTTCGGACAGGCGAGAACGAGGCGCGGCCAGACAGCGCTCGATAATCTTTGGCAGGAGCGGCTAGACCGGACGGGGCGAGGCTGGGCATGGCGCGTTCGGGCAAAGCGCAGCGTGGCAAGGCAGGCGTGGTTGGGTTGGACATGGTGCGGCATGGACTGGCGGGGTCAGGCGGGGCTTGGCCTGGCAGGCCAGGCACGTCGGGCGCAGCGAGTCTAGTGCAGGCAAGGCACGGCGCGGCGAGGCATGTCGCGGCAGGGATTGGCATGGCAGGCGCGGTCCGGTGCGGCTGAGCAGGACGTGGCTGGGCGCGGTGCGGATTTGCCCGGCAACGCAAGGCCGGCAGAATGTTTGGTGGCGGTCGTCCTTCGGGGCGGCCGTCATTTTCAACGCATCCTGCGCGCACGAATAAATCCAGTCGCGGTCGTAGTCGGCCCTAGCCCCACAAGATAAATCGTGGTGGCGACGTTGACGTTGAAACGGCACACACCCGTCGGCATCGACATCGCCGCCTTGCCGAAATTCATCGAGAGATCATTCATGGCGCCGACGCCGGTCGCGAGCTGCGCCGCGGTCGGCAACACGGCCGACGCATTGCTGATCGCAACGGCCATTCGCGTCGCGGCTGATGCTGGCGCGACGAAGCTCACCACACCGGAAACATCCCAATCGCCAGGACTCAGCAGAAGAGAGCCGATATTCGCAGCAATGCCGCTAGTGAGATTGACGGCCGTCGTAACCGAGGTCGAGAGAACCTCCCCAATTTTGCCAGCCGCCGCATTGTCGGCCGCAATGGTGCCATTAGCAGCCGCCCGTGACGTATCGGTCGGATGGACATGATCGCCGCGCGACCATGCAGTTGCGACCCCAGTTGCAGCCGTCCCGTTCATGGTCGGGATGGCGTTCGAGGCGCCCGGCGTCAGCGGCACAAAAATCAAATTGTCGGTGCCTAACGTGGCCGTGTTATTCGGGTTTGCCGAAACCGCAACCGGACCAGGCGGGCCAGGAATGCCCTGCGCGCCGGATGTACCCTGTGTGCCGGCCACGCCCTGGGTGCCCTGTAGACCAGCTACGCCAGCCACGCCGGCCGGCCCCTGTGGTCCCATTGGACCCATCGCGCCAGCGGCACCTTCTGGTCCCTGTAATCCTGCCGGTCCAGCAGCGCCCTGTTGCCCAATGACCCGAACACCGAACAACACATTCGGCTTGTTGCCGCTAAGCGGCGTCGTCCCCTGCTTGACGAACGTCACTGCGAAAGAAACATAGGTGGTATTGTCGACTGGCGGTCCGTTCAGCGTATAGACGGCATAGCAAGTCGAGTCGTTCGCCGCCTGGACGAAAACCTCGTCCCCTGCATTCGCCAAAAGCAATTGCAAGCGCTCGTCGACACCGTTCTGGTCAAGCGAGGCCACCCAGATTTGCGTGTTGCTCGGAGCATCCGCCCCATCAGTGCGGATCATTCCGTTGCCAGGCGGCGGCGTGGCAGCCGAGGCATACGCCCATGGCCACAAGCTGGTCGACGTGCCCGGCGAGCCCTGCGGTCCTTGTGGCCCGATTACGCCGGGATCACCTTGAGGCCCCGGCATGCCCTGTAGCCCGCTCGTACCGTCCTGGCCGGCGGCACCAGCCGGTCCTTGATCTCCTTGAAGCCCTTGGGGGCCTTCTAATCCCTGTGGCCCCTCAGCCCCGTCTTGCCCGGCCGGCCCTTGTGGACCTTGAGAGCCCTGGGGCCCGAGGTCGCCTTGCGGACCTGGAACACCCGGCGCGCCGTCAACGCCGGCAACGCCCGGCGGACCGACGGGCCCAGCCGGCCCTGGATCACCTTGTGGACCGGCCGGCCCAGGTGGCCCGACGCCACCAGCGCTGCCTACCGCGGTCCAATCCGCATTCTGGCGCCCGTAAATCGTGCCGTCCGTCGGCGCCTCGGCAATGCCGCCACCGCCATCGGTCGGCACCGTCGGACTGCTGCCATCCTGCGAAAACACCGCATCCGCGCGCCCGCGCATGAGGACGCCTTCATTGATCAGTGCCTGCTGGAACGAAGCCATGATCGGGTCGTCGAGGTCGACCCAATTGAGCGCTATCGCTTGATCCCAGCGCCGCATGATGTTGCCGCCGACAAACTGCACGCCGCGCATGCGATGACGGAACAACGAAAATTCAGCGTCGGTGAACCTGCTCGTCCAATCCGTGAATGTGAGGTATGCTCCCATTGTTCTCCAGCTCAATCCGCTCCAATCCAGCCAAGATCGAGATCGTAATTGCGAGCGCGATCATCGAAGCATTTCCATGCAAGACCAAGGGCCATACAGCAATCGTCAAAAAGTCCAGGAGGAGCCGCATAGCGAATACCAAGGCGAGTCCATTCGTATTCCATGGATAGCAGCTCGATGCTGATCGGCCCCTCGGGAAACCGCACCTTGCGCTCGTGGATCGCCAACCCGAGCCCTTCCATCAGCCCCTGCTTGGACGCCTGCGTGAACCTGAAACCTTCGAGCCGCGGACAACTCAGCTCGATCACCTCGGCGCGGTTCGATCCGCTGCGCACCGGCAGCTTGATGGCTTCGACTATCGGATCACCGACACCAGTCTCATCCACCAAAGCAGGCGTGTTGCCCACGTATTTCTTGATAATGTCCACTGTGACATGCCAAGGCCGCTGGAAGCGCAACGCTTCGCAGACGTGGCCATCCTCATCAAGGCCGATGCCGACCGTATAATCCACCTTTCTCGCCAGGTCCCAGCCCCATGCCACCGCGGGCCGCTCGCTCAATGGCGCAAAACATGCCCTGATATGCTGGGCACCGAACGGATTGCCCTCGTCGTCGCTCGGCTCGGCGAGATAAAGCTCCTTGAAGACATGCTCTGGCAGCATCGCCTTCGCCGATCTGATCTCCTCATCTGCGAGCACGCCAGCAGCAACCGCATCCCATGCCGTTATCTTGTGGTAACCGAAATTCGGCATGCCTTGCTCGGCCAAACGCGCCAATTGGAAAAACCAGTTTTGGCGTCCCTTGACATTTCCGATTATGCGGATCGGACCGCGCGTCGCCGTCAGTGTCGAGCGGATGGCATGAAATGCCTCTTCACGACATCTGCTCGCTTCGTCCACTACGCAGGCATAGACATCTTCACCGTAAAGTGAATTACCAGACCAGCAAGGCTTTCCGTTGCGCCTGACAAGAATGCATGTATTCGGAACCGAAACACAATGCACCGTACCATCATATGAGCGGCCCTCATAAAATGGACCGGCCTTCGTTGAACTAAGACATCGCGATGTCAATTCCGAAAACATAACTCGATAGAGTGGAGCGCGCTGCATAATGTCGCGTCCATCCTTCAATTTGCCGGATGACATCTCCGGATTTGGATGTTTGACGCCGATAATCGCGCTATAGCCGCACTTGAGAGCGATTTCCTGAATATCGTCCGCTAGCCGTTTACTAGCTGTCCAGATGACTTCAATATGCCCACGACGGATGCAACCATCACCCATGGCGAGCCACACCAGCAATGTGCGCAGCTTATCCGGTGGAAGCTGCTTCACTGCACATGGAATATATTTTTTATATTTGTCGCCCAACACAACAAGATAAGACCAAAGTTCCTTGTCCCATATTTTTAATCCGGCCGAATATTCTTTCGTCTTGTGCCCTAATCTTGCAAGCACTTCGCCAAACGCTTCTCGAACTTCGCCCTTCTCGCCACCCTTGATCCCAGCCGTTTGTGCAAAATGAATGCGATAACCGTTGCGCGCCACGAGCGCTGCAGCTTTCTCAATTGTGCTGGCATTGCCAAGAGCCGAACCTTCAGCCAAATAGAAACCTAAAAATGCGCAAAAATCATGCGTCATGACATCGTTGTCAAAGCCATCCCATCGAGAGTGCATTGGAATCGTATCATACGCCTTTAGCTCACTCGCTGGCACCCACATTTCAACTGATCTCGGCTTGGCACGCCTACCTGGACCGAGCCGAGATGCTCCACGCTTGCGCTGCACAATCTGCCGATGATTTGGTGTCACCAACAAATCGATCTTGTTCGCCCGAATGGCGACCATTTCGCCATTATAAGGCTGATGAATGATACGCGTTGGTCGTTGCCATTCAGCCACCCCACCAGGTGATCGCGTCATCACATCGTCCGTAGTGAGAACATCTGCAAAATACTTCCACCCATCCAGAGTAAGCACCTCTGTCTCACTGTCATAACAGTCAGGCCGATCAGAGCCGCGAAATGCAATCACCGCGCCATTGATCATAGTCAGCGTATGATCGGTAAGGTGGGTGGTGAAAACCGATCTCCCATCCTGATCGAGAAAATGCTGACGCATCCGATTGAAGGCAATGCGAGCCTGCAATGTGACCGGCGCAACCCACCAAAAATTCTGTCCTGGCCCGCCCTTGAGCGCCTGCTCGTACAGCCAAATGATGGCGCTCACCGTCTTGCCAGATTTAGCGCTCGCCTCGATCAGCGAAATGCGCGCCGGATCGAACATGGCCGCGCGCTGCTTTTCATACAGCGGCGGCCGCTTGTAGATGATCTCGTGCGCCTGCTCGCTCATGGCTTGCCATGGCGGCGCACCCAGCGCCGATCCGGCGACGGCACTTCACGCCCGATGCGGAAAACGGCATGACGTAGATGATGCGAGAGCGAGTGCCACAATTTCTCGTCGTCACGCTGCTGGTGGCGCAGACGCTCAAAATCATCCAAGGCGTGCGTGCGCTTGCTGGACATTGGTGGTCATTCACAGCCTGCCATCGATCTCATGTTCATTGCAATTTCTTCCTGAAATAATTCACTGCGTCCCCGATCATGCGCGGCGTTGTCACGATTTCGGTGGCGTCATCCATGACGGCAAGCGCACATTCCTGGCACAGCTTGCGTCCAGCCGGAGCATGCGGACGAAACTGCACCCGATGTCCGCAATCGCTGCATTTCCCCGTCGCATTGTCCGGCAGCAGCAATGGCGTAGTGATCCGAGCGCAAACAACCACCAATTCGTCATCGTCAATCATTTTTGGCGTTTCGATCCAATGCTGATATGTCTCGCCGAGACATCGGCCCTTCCATGGACAACGATCGCAGTCGCAACCCTTGCGAAACTGCCATTCGCATCCTGGCAATGGCCGTCTCGATGGCCGCATTGGAATCTTTGCATTGCTCATTTCTTGGCGTCTCGTTTCGCCAGCGCCGTCGCATAATCGCGGCCGAGCATGTCCGTGCCGCGCACGAAATCCTCGGGAAACAAGCCGCGATGGCAATGCGGACAAGCCGGGATCATGTTGCGATGGCGCCAAGCCTGATCGATCGCCTTGGCCGCCAGCGAGCGCACACTGAAACTCTCGGCTTCCTTCAACGCGATCTCGCGCTCATCCAAACGATGCAGCGCGCCGCTGTATTGACTCACGAGCTGCTCGAAAGCGTCGAACGCCTCGACATTCCTTTGGCAGTCCTTGCACCAGATGCGGCGCTTGACATTATCGTACACGAGCGACCGGTGCAGGCACGAACCATGGTGCCGCCGCGTCCAGCCACGCGCAACCCGGAGATCGCCGATGTCGACCACGGTCACGCCACCGATAAAAGCCTGCTCCTCGATCGCAGGATCGCGCTCGCGCAGCGGACAGCCCGGCACTTGGCACGGCGCCGTGACCTCGGTGTGGCAATCAGGGCATAACATTTGGCAATTATAGCCAACACAAGCGCCGATCAGCAAGGCCGGCACGCGGGACTCGGGGGAAAAGCGAGAAAGACCCCGATTTCGTCAGGGGACAGCCCTTTCACGCCGCGTGCCGGCTCGATCGCGTAGGCTGCCGAAAGCCCAAATCAACGCGCCCGCGATCGAGTGCTCATGCGGGTCAGCTCCCGCTGCTGCCGCATCACCTCGTTCTGCCGCTCGATCCGCTCGACCGCAAGCCGATCCTGCGCGATGCGCTCCGCAAAACGATCCTGCTGAGCTTTCGCCAAAGCGTCGCCATTGCTCATCAGCGCCAGCCCGCGCACCCTGTGCCACGCCTCTTTGATCGCCGCACGCCGCTCAGCACACCCGCAAGGCATTGCACAATCCATCCAATTTGATTAAATTCTTCAAGCCGAACCGCACCCACCCGGTCCGCCGCAAGCCCGTCCCTTCCTGACCTCACTTCTCCGATCTGCCGCACGCCACACCGCCCCACACCATCCCATCACTCAGCCCCATATTGCGTAGGCGATGATCATTGCTATCACCACCAGAAACGCCAACAGAAGCCAACTGTCAGCAGGATCGATCCTCATGTCTTTTATCTTCTATCGCGACCAGCGCCATCCGCAGCAGCAACTCGACGCTCTCGGCCAGCCAGCGCTGCGTGGCCGTGAATTGATCGTGCTTCATCTCCTCGATCTCGCGTTTGCGCTTCAACAACGCAATCACCTGCCGCTCGGCGACCATTGGAGCCATCATTCCCAATATCTGTGTTGGTTATTCGCTTGCCAACGATATAATTGCTGCTTCCAGCCCAATCTAGCCGCCACCTTCCGCCACAGCGGCGCAGCCTCGGCGCAACGCCTGATGGAAGCGGCATGCAAAGCGTTGTGCATCTTGATGCGGTCGAGAAACGGCGTCTCGCCTTTCAGATGCTCGCCGACGGAGCCCATCATGCCACCGCAGGCATTTTCTCGACGTAATCCTGCACGCCCTGGAGCATCTCATCCGCCTCGGAACGCAACTCCACCTCGCCTCTCACGATCGGGCCGTAATGGTTGGCGAGATTGCGTAGCGTAAGACCATGCGTTTCCACCGCAAAAGCCGGGCATTCCTTGCACAGCTTCTGAAACGCATAACCTTGGCCACTTCCATAACAGCCCCATTCATCGTCCGTGCAGTTGACACCATCGTCGAACACCGTGAGATAGCAGGTCGCTACGTTCCGCGGATTTGAATATTCCGCCATGAGATTGCTGAACTCGGGATCGCTTGCGCCGTGAGCGTTCCAACTCGTTTGAAAAAGACCGGCCTCGGCCGTATCGCTCGAAACATTGGTGGCCGACAAGTCCCGACCTTCGCAGTGCCGCCCGCTGCTCTCTCTCATCCCGCTTCCGATCATTAAAGCATACAGATGGCGCAACGTATCAACCCCCGCCGCCTCGTTGCTCATTCCCATCGCGTCGAACTTGCTGCGATAGATATTGAGCGCATCCTTGTCCGAGCCAGTCCGCGCCTTCGACATTTCGACCGCCGCGCGGTGCCCGAGCTGTAACTTGCGATATGTCTGGGCGAACGCCAGCGCCATGCCTTCCGTGAATCCTGGCGGCGCAACCCCACGATCCTTCCAAGAATACTCCGCGATCTCGCTCGCGTCGGCGATGGCGCAAATCGCCTCGATGTCCCGTTCGCTAAGCGCATGCGGCGGAGGCGGCAATGGTGGCTTGCTGTCATACAAAGCCGCCCATGTCTCCTCACCGCAGATGCCATCGGCGGCAAGCCCGCGCGTCGCCTGATAATTCATGACGGCAGTCTCGGTCTTATTTCCGAAGTCGCCGTCGTCATTTAGATTCGGCGCAAGCTCGGTGAGATTGAGTAGATACTGCAAATCCTCCACATCACGGCCCTCGTCGCCATTGCCTAGCACAGGCCGCTGCTCCAACGGCACTTCAAGCGGATCACCGACCCACGGCGGCCGCTCCGGCGGCACCGGCACGTCGATCGGCGGCTGCTCGGGCGGCTTCTCGAGTGCCTTGCCGGCGATCGACGCCGCTATGGCGTGGCAGATGGCTTCGAAGTGCTGGCGATATAAGTTGCAATCGGACGACGAATCGCAGAAAAACGTTTCGATCAAAATTGCTGGCTTGGCCGTGTTGTTCAGAAAGTACAGCCCATTTTTCTTTGCCCCACGATTGGTGAAGCCACCCGCATCGGCAATCGCCAACGACACCTTGGCTGCGAGATCAGCCTGTGTCGCATACCAAACTTCAGTGCCGTGCGCGCCAGGAGTTGCATTTAGGTGCACACTGCAGTCGAGATCGCGCGTCTGCTTATTATGCCAGCCCACAATTGTTTTTAAATTAGTATCCTGATCATGGCTCGTGTTGTCGTGAAACTTTACCGTCGGCACCCCGCCATCATTGAGAATTTGCGTGACCCGATCGACTATCTTGCGCACCTCGTCGACTTCGTCGCATTGCGGTGGCACCGGCGAGCCCGCAGCGCCTCTGATATATTTTCCATGACCCGACGAGATCGCCAACTTCATTTTCGGTCTCCATCCGGTAGATAAAATTCACCCTGAAATCCGCGCGCAATAGCCTCATAAGCCGCTGCCGCATCTTCTGCTGTGCCAAAACACCCGATGTGCTGGTAGCGACCATCTATGCTAATTCGCGCCGACCATCTTGTGCCAGACGGATGAACGCCACGGAACCCAGACTTGTTGTCGTTTCTAATCCGCATATTCCATTTCTGCTGAAGATGACTAGCAGGCCGCAGATTAACCCACCGATTGTTATCTCCATCACCATGCTTGTGATCAAGCGTCTCCGGCGGCTCCTCGCCTGTCATCCACTTGTAGATCACGCGATGCTCCTGATAGCTGCTTTTTTCGATCAGAACCCGGCGATGCCCAGTGCCTTTCACATTACCAGCACGAGCGCCAGCATTGTTCGCGTTCCAGACCGCCCATCCTTTGTATGTGGCGAAGCGATGTCTTGCTCGCGGTTTCCATATCAACCAACCGGTCTCAGGATCGTAGTCTAGATATTCGCGCAGCAGCTCGACAGGCGGCAGAATTTTGATAGCCTTCGCCTTAGACATCGAAGCACCTCCGTTGCTTTGGTGTTCAGAGATGTCGCTTCCGTGCAAGGAAACGGCATCTCGCCTTCAACTCAAGGCGGCGTCATCGCCCATGCGATCAACGCGAACATAGCCGCCGTCGCCACCACCACGATCGAGGCCTGAACGCGAATGTCTTGATCGATGCTCGGCGCCACCATGACAGCGCAGATCACAGCAGCCACCGCGATAGCCAAAGCAACGATCACGCCACGCATCAGACCGACGGTAAGGGCGCGCCGTCAAGAGTCGCGCACTTCACCGCCCACATTGCTGCATTTTCGTAATGCGTCATGGCGAGCGAGGCCAGCCTGGAATCATGCGATTTCAGCGTCTCACAGATGTCGATCAGCTCAGCCGTCTTTCGATTGATCAGATCAACCAACGGATGACCGCTCGGCCTTGGCCGCATTCTTTCCTGGCCGATGCCCATCTCCGACGTTCCCGTCAGCGGTGTTGAGGCTGATGCGGCTGCGGAGGCAGCTGTCCAGGTGTAGGCCGCTGCCCCGGACCAGGCGGGTGCTGCTCGGGCCGCGGATTCTGCGTCGGGTTGGGATTCGGCTGCGGTTGATTCGGCGGCTCAGTATGTGGCTGCGGCTGATTGGGATTCGGATTGGGATTCGCCATTGCTCTTGCTCCTGCTCCTGTTTGTTCTGTTTGCTTCGCCTCGCGCTCGCACTCCATTTCGATCAACGCGTCGGCAAAGCCCTTCTTGTAGCCGGCGTCAAAGCCGATATCGTAGCCGTTGGCGTATGCCTGATTCTCAGACGTTCCGCGCTCCATCATCCGTCCCTCGCAGAAAAAGAGGCAGGCCGATCATAGCCTGCCGAGTCGGGGAGGAACAAGGCATAGTCATGGTTTTGGCGGATCAGCGGCGACGCCTGCGGCGCGCTCGGCCGCTGCAATCCGCGCTTCCGCCGCAGCGATCACCGCCTCGGCCCGCGCCACCACCGCCTCGGCCCGCGAGATCACGGATTCGACACGCAAGCGCGTGGAAGTCTCACTTTCAAAACCCCAACGCATGGTCATGGCGGTGCCTCGGGTGGACGCGGACGCGGCAGCTCGATCGGAACCGATTCGTCGCTCTGCACCCTGAAACGAGCAGTCGGCTGCACACCTGACGCGCAATTGGCCAACTGCTTGATGAGTTCGGTCTGCTGCGCGATCATCGCGATCTGAACGCGCTCCATCGACGCCCGCGTTTCCTTGCCGCTCATATAAAACAAAATCAGGAACACCACAAAAAAGGCGATCAGCGCCAGCGTCGCCGGTGAGTTCTTCAGGCTCTCGACGATCGAGGTTGCGACTTTTCCAACTTCCTCTGATGGACCTGGGTTCACCTTACCTCACTCGATTGGAACGATTTGACGCCAGCATTGTTTTATCATCGTCGTGAGAGCATGCTGATCGCCCCCGTCCCCCGGCAAGCGGTCATCCCCTCCCCGCAGGCTCTCACGCAAATCCTTCCACATGCAGGCTCGATCGATGGCGCGCGCAGCAGCAATTATCCTTTTAATGCTCGCCACGACGCCAGCGGCGGCCCAGGGCTGGAGCTGGGATGGCACCTATGATCCCTATTGCCCGCCAGGATGGTGCTACCAGCGGCCCGCCGTCGAGCAGCGCAGGCCTGTCCGCCATCGAACGCCTCGCGAGGCCGAGCGACCGGCCAAGCACCATGCCAAACCAGCGGCGAAGGTCGCTCGTGCTGCGCCGCAACGCGCGATGTCGCATGACGACGAGCGGGAATGGCTCAACAGCCGGGTGAAAAACTTCTGCCGGCGTTATCCCAAGGATCAGGCCTGCCATCCGCCTGAATCACCCAAAGAGCCGTAGGACATCTCGCCGATCGCATGCCAAATCCACGCGACGATCGCGCACCACAAAATCAGCGCGATAAGCCCCAGCATCAGACAGAAAACAACGTCGCCTTTTTGCGCGCGGCCCATGGTAATGAAGGCTGCGTCCCGAAGTACCCGTTACGGAACGCAGCTAACCGCCGAGAGCAACGAATATTTGGGGACATGCGCGACACTCGGCGGCTGTAGCGCCAGCCGGGCCCTCACCATGAAAAGAGCCCGGCTGTTCGGCACCTTTGTCGCCAGCGCTGTCGTATCAAGGTGACGCGGATGCCGGCATCGCATGGCCAGACCGGCCGGACTGCCATCGCGATCTCACTTGTCGTGCTGCTCCGTGACATCGGTGCGTTTCACGACTTTTTCGGTGCCGTCATCGAGCGTGACGACAACTTGATCACCGCCCTGCTGGAAACCAGCGTCGCCAGCACGAGCGTCACGAACATTCCTAACGTTTTTTCCTTGGTATTGTTTTGCCATTTTCATTTTTCCTTTTCACAGTTTGCAGGGAGGCGCCCGCGCCTAGGAGCAAAGGCGCCCCCCCTCTTCACAACTGCAACCCTAGGAAAGCAGCGGAAGCCGAAATGGGCTTCTCTATTTCTTCACCGGCTGACCTGCCGGAGTACTTGGCAATGTGCCGGCCTGCGGCGGAGCATGAGTCGGCGGAGCATGAGTTTCTTCAGGCGGCTGGCCACCACCGGGACCGCTGGGAGGATTCGGCTTGCCACCAGGCACATAAGCAGGATGCCAGCCCTGGCCAGGACTCCATGCCCAAGCCCAATTCGGATCAGAGGGATTGGTCGGAGGAGAACCAGGTTGTTGCGGCGGCGGCTGCTGTCCCGGAAGGCCTTGATCGGGATACGGTAACGGTCCTGGCCCAGGCCAAATCTGCGGCGGATACGGCGGCTGCGGGCCTGGGAATCCGATATCCATGTAGGGCGGCTTTCCGGGCCAAGGACCTGGCTGCGGTCCGGGCCCACCGATATCCACGTAATTTGGTGGCCGGCCTCCCCAGATGCCCAATGGCGGAGGTTGTGGCTGGGGAAATCCGATGTCGACGTAGTTAGGCGGACGGCCGCCCCAAATACCAAGAGGCGGACCACCACCCGGCTGACCGGGCTGCGGTCCTGGTCCTCCAATGTCCACATAATTCGGCGGCCTGCCGCCCCAGATTTGAAGTGGCGGCCCACCCGGCATCGGGCCTCCACCAACACCAACATCAGAAAAGAACAAAATGCCCTGAAATGTAACCGGTACCGCTGCCATGTGATCCTCCTAGGCTATTGCCAGCATGCCCTGCTGGCGCGGGTGAAATCGTGTTAGAGTGCGCAGCGGCCGAGCGCTGTCAACGTTCGACCGCCACTTGTCACAATAGCCTTGTATGGAGGCCATATGACCAATCACCATCCTAACTTCAAAGATATCACCGGACAACGCTTCGGGCGTCTCATCGCGCTCGAACTCGCCACCGAGAAGCGGGACGGCCGTACTCTCTGGCTATGTCGTTGCGACTGCGGCAAAGAAAAAGCAATCTCAGGCAAATATCTCCGAACTGGCCGCACCATCTCCTGCGGCTGCGCGCGACGCGGGATACCACACAATTTTCGTCATGGGCATGGGCACGCACGACACAACAGCGAACGGCATTACCTTTATCGCACTTGGTCCAGGATGCGCGAACGCTGCAACAATCCAAATCACCACGCTTATGATCTATACGGCGGATGCGGCATCACGGTGTGCACGCGCTGGAATGATTTCGCCGTCTTCCTTGCCGACATCCTCGGCAGGATCGGTGAACGGCCACCCGGCCTCACCCTCGATCGCTATCCTGATCCATACGGCAACTACGAACCAGACAATGTGCGCTGGGCTACCAGAAAGCAGCAGGCCAACAACAGACGATTGCCGTCTCGTTGACCTCAGTCCTCGAATCGCACGGTGCCGTCACGCTTGGCCCGGCGCATGAATTCCTCGTAGTCACGCTTGGCCTGCGCCGCGCGCTCGGCAGTCAGTCTATTGAGCGGTCCCAATGCGGCTTCAAGCTCGGCGTGCGTGTAGACGTAGTCGCCGACCTTGTAATGGCCGAACCATTGCCGCCATTTGCGAACGAGCCAATTGATCATCCATCGAATCACACTGTGTCGGAGCGCTTGGCCTTGGCGCGGGTGCGTCGCGCGCGCTCGGTGCTCGACATGGCCTTGGCGCCGATCGGCGGACGGCCGGCGCGCTTCGGCTTTATAGCCGCAGCCATTTCCTTCTCGAGCTCGGCTTGAGTGTATCGCCGGCCGATCGAAGGCCCATCGGGCGGAGGCCTGCACTCGAGCAAGTCGGCGCCGCAATGCGGGCACTTGATTGTGGCCTTGCGCTTCATTGCTTGGCCTTCGTCGCACGATCGGCCGCCCGCTTCTTTCGCATCAACTCGCGCATGTAGATTAGCCGATCGGTCTTCGCGGCAATCATTGGTCGGTCTTGGCGTGCCGCTCGCGCTCGATTGGCACCTTTATTTGCCAAACCTGGAAATTCACCGATCAACCTGCGTTCGACGTATCTAGCTTTCTCCTGATCTTCAAATATCGCCAAGATCACCATTTTTGTTTTACGATCACGAACGCGTGGCCATGCAGATGATGCCGGATCATATTTATGATTCATGAGCCGCCCACCTGGGTTGCTCGTGACGCCGATATAGAAGACCGTTTGCGTTTCTTCGTCGAGAATACCGTAGATGTGGAACGCTATTTACGTTGCGCCTTTGCCTTGACAGCTCGGCGCGCTTCGCACACCGGGCAAGGCGTAGAGACTACACTATCCGTAGATGCTACGCTAGGCATCGCGGCAAGCTTGCCATGGGCCTCGGCCAGGGCCCGTTTCAGCACCCGCACCTCGGCTTCCAGCTCGTTGATCCGCTCGATTGCCTGCGCCATGGCAGCAGCACGCTCGGCCGGCCGCTCGACCGTCACATAACGCTTGCGACCGATCGAAGGCTTGTCAGCCAGCGGATTGTCGGTGCGCTTGGCGACGGCGCCGTCCCATGCATGCGGCTCGTGCGTGTAATGCTCGTGCCCGCACAGCTTACATTTCGGCCGTCTTACCATCAGGCGACTTCTTTTTCGTCACGGCCATCATGGCATTGATGGCGAGCAGAACGCCGAACCGCCCAAGCTCAAAGCCGGCGCCGAACAATATGGCCAACAGGAATAACTCCCAGCCAGCCATCACGCCGCCTCGCCGGGCTCAGCCACACCTTCGATCATTTTCATCTCGTCGGTGACATCATCGCTGTCGCTGTAGACCTTCTCGCCGCGCTCATTCAAGATCGTCACATTCACCACGGTGCGCTGGCCATGCGTTACCGGAGGCGCATCTGCCGGAGCCAATCGCGTCGATTCGTAGGGCAAAATCTCGGCGAGATAGCGCAATTGCATGACGCATAATTCCATGAACGTCCGGTAGTCGCCGCCAGGCCGTTCTGTCCCATCGGGGTTCCACGGCTGCTTGATGGCCATGGCGCTGCCGAGATAACGCGCCGTATCGCGCAGGCTCGTCAGCGACAGCTTGTGCACTGCAGGCACGTTCGCCTTGGCCTTCTCAATCGCTGCGATTGTGCGCTTGTTGAGCGCCCCCAGCGGCCGTCCGCCCTTGCTTGGATTGTTCGGGTCTTTGGCCTCGGATTTGCGTTTGCGCTTGGGCGGCACATACGTCGTCGGCGCGGAAAGCTCCTTTAATTTCATTGCGGTATTCTACATGAGCACAGTCTTCTGACATGGTGGCGAGAGTTGCCCGTTGAAAATACTCCCGTCAAGCGGCAAATACTGGCGCAGGCGCCTTGGCCTTGGCTTTCGCCTTGAACTTACTGGACTTTGGCTTCTTTCCCAACCGCTCGGCCCTGACCTGATCGAAGCTTTGCCCGTCCATGGTCGCCTGCTTGCCGGTGAAGTTCTGCCAGCGCTCGATAGAACAATCCACATAGCCTGGATCGATCTCGATGGCGTAACAGCGTCGCGCCGTCATTTCGGCGGCGACAATCGTGGTGCCGGAGCCGACAAAGGGATCGTACACGCCATCCCCTGGCTGGCTGTTGTTCTCGATCGGACGCTTCATGCACTCGACTGGCTTCTGGGTAGAATGGCCGGTCTCGGATTTTACCGGCTTGTCGATTTGCCAGAGCGTCGATTGCGTCCGGTCGCCTTGCCAGTGCGCGGTCGCGCCTTTCCGAACACTGTACCAGCACGGTTCATGCTGAACATGGTAGTTTCCGCGGCCGATCACGAATTGCTGCTTGGCCCAAATGATTTGAGCCCGAACTTCAAAACCGGCGGCGATCAATGCGTCACGGTGCTCGACCAATAAATCTCCGCCCGGAGACCATGCGTACACGACATTACCTGGAAACAGCGCCCAGGCATTGCGCCAATCCGCTTTGTCGTCATTCTTCACAACGCCTATGGCGCTCGCGCCATAGGCTTCCCATTTGCTCGGTCGGCCCGATTGCGCCAGTCTGGATCGTAATCCACCCCATACGGCGGATCGGTCACCATGAGGTGCGGCTGCGCCTTGCCGAGAGCTCTCGCGACATCCGCTGCATTGGTCGCATCGCCGCACAGCAGCCGGTGCCGCCCGAGCCGCCACAAATCGCCAAGTCGCGTCACCGGAATCTTCGGCGGCTCCGGCGCCTCGTCAGGATCGGTCAATCCCGGCGTCGCATCGAATGACGCCAACTCGGCATCGCCGAATCCCAACAGCGGCAGATCGAAGCCATGCAACTTTAATTCGCCGACTTCCAATTTGATCAATTCCTGATCCCAGCCGGCCAGCAGCGCCACCTGATTATCCGCAATGCGCAGCGCGCGCTTGTCGTCGTCTGATAGACCATGCTGCACCACTACCGGAAAACTCGTGAGACCCGCCTTCAAGGCCGCGAGGCGCCTGCCATGGCCTTTCAAAATCACGCCACTCTCGTCAACCACGATCGGCTGGTCGACGCCGTACCGCGCCATCAGATTGGCCAGCAGATCGATCTGCTCGTCGCTGTGCGTTCGCGCGTTCTGCGGATAAGGCACGATCTTGGCAAGCGGCCGGTTCTCGACCCGATCAGCCGGCTGCCCATTCGATCGCTTCAGGGAAGGCCGTGGAGGCGTTTTGCGCCGGGAGGCGGCTATCCTAGCCATGGACGGATTTCTCGCATGGGCGGCCACCTGTGGCAGGGATGAGGCATTCATTTAGCGGCCGCAGCGGCATGGGACGGGATTCCCGCCGCCTTACGTGCCATCGAGCTTGGCACCATCCCTAGGCGTTGGCGGCGAGCCTGAGCCAATCCCTGGGACAAGTGGCCACCGTATCGCCTCCGAGGATTTGAAGCAACACAACAATCCGCTCCCGCCGTGTCATTTTTACCACACCATTCAGGCCTACAAGCGAACCAACCTTGAACTCGACCACATCGCCGACCCTAATCTGGCGATGACGCTCATGGCGCAGCAGGCCATGGCTTTCGCGCCATTGGAGCTGCTCGATCTCACGATCTGCGATGGCCACCGGAGCGCTGCCGTTGCCCAGCAGCTTCCGGACACCCCGGGTGCCGTTTATGGCGCGCCAGCAGGCGGCATCGGCCTGCACCCGCACGAACAGATAGCCCCAGAACACCGGTTCCGGCGCCTCGATCCAACGCCCGTTGCGGCTCCGGCTGCTCTGCAGCATCGGATTGTAGACGGTGAAACTTTGCTGTTCGAGACAACTGACAGCAAGACGTGTCTTGCGTGTTTGCGCGCAGTACCAACGTTCGTTTTGCATTCGATCCAGTCCAAGCTATGGATCGATCCCGCTGTGCCTTTGGAAACGAAACCGCCGCCAACGTCAAGCGCCAACAGCGAAAATCCGCCCATCCTCGACTGTCAGAAGCGTCTCCTCATCTGATCCCATGCCGCCATCTCGCGGTAGAAAGCCAAACCCGTCGACGGATCGAGGCGGAAAAGCCGATTGAGATTATCCAGCACAGCGCCAAGGCCGCGCCAGTCGCCAGTAATCAGAAGCATGCGTGCCTCGAGTTTTTGCCGCTCGATCTCATCGACGATTTGTTTCATGCCGGCACCAACGCCATGGCGGCATCGCGGGCCCGCTCCAGTTCGGCGATCGCTGTACCGCCCTCGTATTGCGCCATTTCCTCAAGGATAGGATAGCCGCTGTCGATCGACGCCATGATCTCGGCGCGCGTGGCCCGCCTGCCCTCGGCGAACCATGACAACCCGACCTGATCGCCGATCTTGATCATTGGACGGCCTTGGCCATCATTGAAGATCGAGAATGTCTTGGTGACCCAGATGCATGTCACGCCGGGATTGCGCTCGATCATCTCGCCTGCCGGATTGCCGGCATTCATCGGCAAATCCTTGCTGTGACGGCGCATCCGCGGCCGAGTCAAAAACGGGCACGCGCGCGCAGAGAATTCGGCGCACTCCAAATGACTTGGCGGCTCGGTGGTGACACGATTGATCGTGCACATGGGGCCCAGAACGAAAGCCTTGTGCACGCCGAGCTTCTCGCCGCAAACCCAGCACAGGCCATGGCGAACGCACTTCCTCCAGGTTTCCGCCAAGGCGACGCGGAAGTCGGGCTCGCCGTCGCCTGTCACGCAACGCTCGCCATGCTTGAACCAAGTAACGAAATAGGGCACTGGCGCCAACATCCCCATGATCTCCCAACGCGGAAGCGCTGCGATGCGCGGCGGCATATCTTGAAGAAAACGGCTGCTGTTCATTGGATTTTACTCACGCATTGATCACCATCGACCACAGCGATGAGATTGACGGCGAAATGTCCGGGGTCGAATTCCTCAGTCCACATCTTCCAATCTTCGAGGCCACCCGGTAGCCCGAACTCGGCTGCGAGAGCCACAACGGTAGGCACGCTCGGACACGCGCCAGGCTTCCCGTCAACCGAGATCGAGAGATGACGCACGAGGCCCACCGGTTGCTCTTCGAAGCTGATCGCCGCATGATAGCCCATAGGAATCTCGACATGGTGCGAGCTGGGGCGCCATCCTGGCGGCCGATCGGCGAGCATGATCTTCGCCTTGTCCGGCATCGCCAGCGCCATGACGATGTCAAGCGGCACCGGCGTCTTGCGCGCCTCGGCGATCGCCCGCGCGATCTCGGCGCGCACCTCGTCGGTAATCATGAGCGCGCGCATCATCGCTTCGTCTCCCGTCGAATCGATTCTATCAACGCACGATGCCGAGCACGCTGTTGTGCGATATCATGGTCGTGTTCATTGTACGGAAAAGCCCGATCGATCGCCGCCAGCCATGCGGCGCGCCATGCCTCCGGGCCACGCCTCTCCTCGGCCACGATCCAGTGCAGTTTCTCCAGACTCGTCGGAGCCGTCATTGCTTTGTCTCGCTTTCCGCCATTCGCTCGGCTATCATCCGCTCGTTGACTGGAATCAACTCACGCACGGTCTTGCACCAATCCTGAATCATACGCTCGCGGAATTCGTCGATCTCAGGCTTCCTACCTTGATGGCCGGCCAGCCAGATCGCGAACAGATCGGCCAGCACCGCGAGCTGAATACCCGGCGGCAACCTATGCAGCATTGGCGCAATGGTCGAGACGACCATTTTCACCATGGCATCGAACACGACAAGCCCAGCATTCTCCGGAACATCCGGGACAGGGTTTGGCGGCCTCTCGTCCGGAGGCATCAGCTCGCCCAGCCGCCTCGCCAGCATCATCATGACCACGAGAATCGCATCGGCCTCGGTTTCGGCGAGCAGCACTTCGGCCGAAACGCGCGGCAGCACGATGTTGCCAAGCGGCTTGTCCTCTGGACCTCGCCATGCGAGATCGGCGCGGATTTTATTGAGAACGTCGATGCGCGTCATGATGCCGACCAACCGTTGCGATGCGCCGCTGATACAGAGACCTCCGTGTCAATCGAGCATCCATCTGGTGGATGAAACGTGTTGTCCCCGCCGCACGTGATGCACACGGCATTGATATGCGTCACAGCGTCGTCCACCACGTAGGTATAAACCGTGCCGCTGCATTTCCAGCACGGCGCGCCGTTGTCGGAATGATAGCGCGTTCTCATGGTCCAGACTCACTATCGGTAAATGAAGCCGCTAACAAAGCGGCCGCTCGCCCAGGGATCATTTGAAGTTGTCCAATTCTCTGTAATCATCTTCGGTCATCAGCGTTGTCCGCTCGGCAACGCGATCGATGATGGCCTGCTCGCGATCCGTCAATGCGCCGTTATCATGGCCGTTGCCGTGGCCATTGCCATGACCGTTGCCGTGCCCATTGCCATTGGCGGAGCGTGCACCGCCCTGCTCCCTTTGTTTCTGAGAGTTAGCCCACGCAATTTGCGTATGCTTGATCCAACCAAGCGTCGCGATCGAGACGTAATTGGCTTGCGATACATCCTTGATCGACCAGTCTGGCCAGCAATCGAATTTATCGCGGAACTTATTCGCAGCCCACCCAGGCTTGTAGCCGCGTTGCGCGCCGTAAAGCTTGAGTTCCCCGAGAAATCTGGCCTTGTCCTCCATCGTGTAATGCTGTTTGGCGCGCTTCTTAGGCAACATGGATTTGCTGATTTCTTGAAGCTCGACATCATCCTCGATGACGTTGTTCAGAATGACTGGTTCGAAACCGCAATACGGACATTTGCGCGCGCCAACCGGCTTTAGAGCGCTGCAGGCCGCGCATTCTTTCGGTAATCTCTCTCGCAACTCAGCCTTTGGCTTGTCCCTTCCATCATCCAACTGATCGTGCTCAATGTCCGTTACAAATCCAAGACGCAGCGTTGTATCGCTATGGTCAAGAATTAAAGCGCAATCTTTGCCTTCAGCCGTCCTCAAAGATCGTCCGATTATCTGCTTGTAAAGCATTTCCGACTTGGTTGGCCGCGCCAAGATCGCGCATCTCACATCCCAGTCCACTCCAGTCGTCAGCGTCCCGACGTTGGTGACCACCTGAAAACCGCCAGCATGAAACTTACGCTTGATCTCTGCGCGCTCATCGAGCGGCGTGCTGGCATCCTGATAGCCGCATTCAATTCCAGCTTCGAGAAACCGCATCTGCAACGCCTGGGCATGCGCGCAATCAACACCGAAACAAAGCGTCTTGTCTTTTCCCCATCGCGTCATCCACGTCTTGACGATATCCGCACTCAGCGATCCGGCTTGCATGGCTGTGCTCAACTGGCCCTCGTGATAATCCCCTGCAATCGTCTTCACGTCACGCAAGTCCGGATGACCCGTGGCATATACCTTGAACGGCGCCAGCACCCCCTTGTCGATCATGTCCTGCGTTGTCGCCACCGTTATCAATGTCTCGAAATATTTGCCTAGCCCACGCGTGTATGGCGTTGCCGACAGACCAATAAATGGAACTTTCTGCCAAGCCTCATGCTCCAGCCAAGTCTTGTGATATTCATGCAGAACGTGACATTCATCGATGATGATGACGTGCGCCTCCGGATAGACGCCGCGTTTCAATAGTGTTTGCACCGAAGCAATTTGAACGGGCCGAGACCAATCCGTCAATCGATGCGACGCCTGAATCACTCCAACATCTTTTATATCCTCAGCATGCAACGCTTCCATTGTCTGGTCGACAAGAGAAATGCTCGAGACGACAAAGCACACCCTGTTGCCTTTTTTCAATGCCGCTTCGATGATCGCGCCAGAGAGTAATGTTTTTCCGCTTCCGGTGGGAGACTGCAAGACAATTCTACGGACTCCCTGCCGAACTGTCTGACGCAATGTCGAAAGAGCTTCTTCCTGATGTGCCCATAGCGATCTGTTCATCGCGCTACCTCCGCCAATTCCATGTAATCTAGAAATTCTTCAATCCACGAAATGTCGCGCATCGCATCTTGCACGGATAGACATTCGTTGAGAGCGCCGAAAGTGTATGATCCTGGTGAAAATTGATATGCCAACTTCGCCTCACGAACCGCGCGATTGACAGCTTTCATCAATTGATCGCTCATCGGTTAACCTCCATAGAATTGTCGCCATTGATCCAACTTCGCATCGGTTCAGGAATTCGCTCGGCGGCAACAATGATCACGTTGGTTGAATCACATGAGCCGCAGAACAATAGATCGCCCCGCCGAGCAGTGAATTTCTCAATGGCCGTTCTGCATTGAAAGACCGTCGGCACCCGATTGCATTCGCCACACTCGTTGCAGCTCACCAGCAACCATGTCCGCAGCCGCCGGCCGAAACTATTGCGCTGCGGCATTTTCATTTCGCAGTTGCGAAACCCGCGCGCGCGGCTCAAACCCTGTTAAGTCTGCCTCAACTAAGAGGCTACCAAGGGTAGAAGAGCTAGTTATTCCCTCTTGCTTGCTCATTCTTCTATCTTCCTTTCTTACTTCTCTTGCTTTCTTCTCTGTTCGATTCGAAACCGTGCAGGCGTGCGCGCGCGAGGGTGACTGCGGACACGCTTCTCTATGCGCCGAGAGGGTGGTCATTCCCCTGGCGCTTCGAGACAGACCATTTCGCTGACTGATCAGTCGATGCAGGCGGGAGACGGCACCTGCGCCGAGCCGCGAGTTCCGGGAGCGGCTATCCCTTCGCTATTTCGCTATTAGCGCGGCCGGCGGTGTTGGTGAGGACACCTGCCGGCCGCCCGGTCGGGAAAGCGTTGGGGTGTCCCCCGACCGGCAACTGGTGTAGCGCGGCCGCCAGGGGAGCCCATTGATGGGCGGGCTTGCCCTGGCGACGCTTGCGGCAAGAACCCTACCGC